TCTGCGCCACCGCCGCCTGCGTGACGCCCAGTTCCGCCGCCGCGCCGCGCTGGCTCAGCCCCGCGCGGTAGCGCAGCCACACCACCACGCGCTGCCGCGCCGTGAGCAGCGCCGTCGCCCGCGCCACCAGCGCCCGGCGCTCCGCCTCCAGCGCCGCGGCGAACGGATCGCAGCCGCCGCCCGACAGCTCCGGCGCCTCATCGAGCGGCACCACCGGTATCCCGTTCGGTCCGCCGCCGCCGGCGCCGTCCAGGCTGTCGAGCATCGCGCCGCGCACGCGCAGACGCACGTACACCGCGAAGGTGTCAGCTCGCTCGGGAGAGTACTGAGACGCGGCCTCGATCAGCCCGACGGCGCCCGCCTGGACGAGATCGTCCAGCGACACGCCCGGTACACGCCGCGCGATAGCGGCCGCGATCGGCCGCAAGAGGTAGGAGTATGACTCCACGATCGCGTTGCGGCTCTCGACGTCGACCGTGTCGCGCCGGCACGGCCGGCGCATGGCCTAAAAACTCCGGGCCAACAGCACGCGAGACACCCTCGCTTATGAAGCCGAGCCACGGCAGGCTCTCAACCACGATAGTAGCCGCCGGACTCGCCTTTTCTCACGGTTCTGGAGTACAATCTCTCCGATGCCGCGCAACACGAAGAAGACCCCCGCCCGGCCCGCCAAGGCCCGTCAGACCGCCTCCTCCCGCGCCACTGCCGCTGCCGCAGCGCCGGAGCAGGTGGGTATTGCAGCGACGATGTACATCACGCTCGATGAGGCCGCGCGCCTCACCGGCGTCAGCCGCTCGTTCCTGGAGCGCGAGATCGCTTCCGGCCGCTTGCCGGCGATCCGTGACGTCGCGCTCAAGGTGCACCGCAACGACCTCGACGCTTGGCGCGGAGCACCCGTGAGCGAGCCCGTCGAGCAGCGCAAGAGACCCGCGCGCGCCGCCGGCGCAGGCGCCACGGCCGCCTGACGGCCGCGCGCGCCCGCCCGGGCGAGCGCCCTCCGGTCTTCCTCCTCGACCCCCAGCACGGCCGAGGCCCCGGCGCAAGCCGCAGCGCACACCCACGCGCGCCGAGGCCTCGGCCCGCGCCGCGCGCCGCACCCTGCGCCCGCCCGCACCACCAGCCGAGGCCACCGCCGCGCGCCGCCCGCGCACACCAGCGGAGCCAGCCGCGGAGGCCTCCGCCGCGCGCCGCCCGCCGCGCCAGCACGCCACCGCGCCCGGCGCTCGCACACTCCCCTGCCCCGCCGCGCCCGCGCGCGCACCCGCGGAGTGAGCCGTCGAGGCCTCCGGCCACGCGCCGCGCCTCCGCACCGCGCACCGCCGCGCCCGCCGCGCGCGCACTCCGCCGCGCCCGCGCGCACCCGCAGGCCGACGCGTCAACGCGTCCGCGCCGCGCCGCAGCCGAGCGACGTGCGACGGCGCCGCCAGCCCGGGACCCCCTGCCAGGTCAGCCGCGCCGCGCCCGGGCGCACCACCGGAGTGACGCGTCGAGACCTCCGCGCCGCGCCCGCGCGCGCACCCGCGGAGCGACGCGCCGAGGCCTCCGCGCCGCGCCGCGCGGAGGCACAGAAAAAGCCCCCGGCAGGGAGCGGAGCGCCGATCTCCACCCCCGGCCGGGGGCCGGGCCGCCCGGCTCGCAGCTCCGAGCCGCCGCCCACCGCGGACGCGCCACGCAGCGCGCCCGCTTTTTTTATGCCGTCGGAGGGCGCCGGGCCGCCCCCGCCCGGCCGCTCCAACACCTCATCCGCGCACGGCGAGCGGGCTCAATGCCGGCAGGCACGGAGCGCCCGACCGTGCGGAAAGCTGTAGCTTTCTCCAGGCCGAAACCGGCACCGCTAAGTCTCGTATTTCCGCGCGCCGGCCCGCCCGGCCGAGAAAACACTTTCTGCACACCCTCACTTCGGCCGCTTCTTGGCGCGCGCCCAGCGCGCCCGCGCCGCCCGCCGCGCGATCTTGCGCCGCTCCTCCGGAGACATCTGCTCCCAGCGGGCCTGGGCCAGCTCGCTCGCGATCCGCGAGCGCTCCGCCGGCGCCACGCGCGACCACCGCAGCCGCGCCAGCGCGGCCCCCGGCGACTCGATCGAGCCTGCGTCGTCCGTCTTCTTCATACCTTCATCTTAGCGTGCCTGCGCACGCTGGAGCCGGTACTAAGGCGATTTTCGTGCGGTACTAAGCGTCTTTTCTTCTTGCGTGCGCACGCGGGGAGGTCGATAATAGAGACAGAAGGCAAACACCTTCGGAAAGGAGACAGAGATGACAGACAAGGAAGCCCTGGCGTGGGAAGTCGAACACGACCAGGACTACTACTACGACCTAGCCGCCCGACTCGCCTTCGAGCGGGCGCGCAACGAGGCACTCGTCCGCGCTTACATTCGGGCCCTGGAGCACCTTTTGGCGGCCCTCCAGGCCGCCCCGCACGGGGAGGTGCCCCGTGCGTGAGGTGCTGAGACTGGCCCCAGACGTCCCCGCCGTCGTCGCCCTCCGCTTCGACGACGGTGTGGTCGTCTCTGGTCGCTACGGCGACCAGGTCATGTACACCGTAACCCTCCCCGACGGCGCCGAGCGGGTGATGTACGTCCCGCCCGCCGTCCAGACCATGATCTCCCGCGCCGGCCTCAAAGCCGGCGACTGGTTCCGGATCGCGAGAACCCAAAAGGCGAACGGCGCGCGGCGCGCCATCGAGTGGCGCGTCGAACCCCTCCCGCCGGAGGAGCAGGCCCCAGCGCCAGAGCAGCCTGCCCCCGCCGAGGAGGCCGCGCCGGCCGCTCAGCCCGCCACGCCCGCCCAGCCCGCCACGCCTGACCACGCCCAGCGTCCCTCGACCAGGCTCGAGGACGCTCTCAAGACGGTCGTCGCCGCCTGCCACGCGGCGACGGTGTATGCCCGCGAGATCGGCTTCGCCATCCCGCAATTCACCTCCGAGGACATCGCCAAGATGGCGATGACCCTCACGATCGAGGCTCGGAACAACGGAGGTGCCCGATGACATACGCTCACCAGAGTCACGAGTGGGAGTGCTACCCGGGAGCCGGTTGGCCGCCGTCCGCCGGACCCTGGGGCACTCGCTGCCGCGCCTGCGGCGCGGAAGGCTACGCGATCGGCGGGCCGCGAGGCCCGATCTATTGCGCCTTCGGCGACGAGTCCGAAGGCGCCAAGCCCTGCCCCGCCGCCAAGCCGGAGCAGAAGAAGGAGGACCGATGATCTACGAAATCAGAGACGATGGCGGCGCCCGGGAGACCATCCAGGCGGACTCGATCGAAGAGGCCCTCGAACTCGCGCGCGAGTGGGCGGCCGAGGGCTCCTACGATCAGCGCGTGATGGTCACTGTGTGGGTGACCGAATTCGACGAGAACGAGGAGCCCACCGGACGCACCGAGACCATCGAGGTCGAGGCCGGGCCGGAGCCGCGCCCGCCCCGCACCGCCTGCGGAGAGGAAGACGAAGACCACCAGTGGGCCGCGCCGCAGAAAGTGGTAGGCGGCCTCGACTCCAACCCCGGCGTGTTCGGCCTCGGCGGCACGGCGCTGCTGATCCGCCGCGTGTGCGGCCGGTGCGGCATCTACCGCATCGAGCGGCGGCCGGGATCGCAGCGCCGACCCGGCGAACTCGACGTCGAGATCTCCTACGAGCCAGCAGACGAGATCTCGCTCGCCTGGGTGCGGTCGCAGACCTGGGAGGACGACCACGATGCATGAGCACGAACGCATTCGCTCGGCCCCGTGTGGCTGTCTCTACGACGTGGTGACAGGCTTAGGCGTCCAGCTGTGCGCGGAGCATCGCCCCACCCCCCCAACCCGACGCCGCGCTGTGAGATGGGCGGACTTTCTGGCCTACGCTCCCCTCGGGGAGCGTAGGCCGATCTGGGGCACGCACGGCGCCGAAGCCGAGATCCTCGACCGTGTGTGGCACGGCCAAGGCGCCGGACAGATCGGCGATCGCGGCGTCACGACCGTGACCGTGCTCTGGCCGCGCGATCGCGTAATCCAGCGGTGGCGCCGCCGGCAAGGCTACGTCGTTCCCCGGCGCGATGGCTCGTGGGGCTGGGGCCAGACCCGCTGGGAGCTGATCGATGAGCGGAAGGAGAGCAACCGATGAGACTCACCAGAAAAGAGCGCGCTCTCGCGCGCAAGTTCGACCTGAAGCCACAGGTCGCCGTGGACCTGTGTGAAGCATTCCAAGGCGTCTCTGTCGATGACATCGAGACGCTGGAGTACCAGTATCACGACGAGGACCCGAACATCGCGATCACGCTCGAGTGGGTGTCGCGCCGGACCGGCGCGCGCCACTGGCAGACGTTCTACCGCGGCATCGGGTGGTGCTGATTTTTCGATGAATCAAAAGAAAGGAGAAAAAGATGACAAGAGTGCAAATGGAAGACGGCTGCGTCGTTGACCCCAACGTCGCGCAGTGGGAGGTGCCGGACCGGACCGTCCAGAGGCGGTCGGTCATCACCGGCTCGGAGTGGGAGCGCGAATCCCTGTGCCTGAGCCAGCACGGCCGCCTCTACATCTACTCGTACCAAGCCCGGAGTCCCAGGGACGCGGCGCGCTACGTCGACGCCCAGGAGGCGGCCCGGTGGCTGCTCCTCAACGGCTACTCCCCGGACGACGAGACCATGCCCCCGGAACTCCGCCCCCTGATGCAGGAGCTGCTGAAGTGACTCCCAAGCCCAACGGCCACGACGCAGCTCTCGCGCTCCACCTGCCCGCTCCGGCCCCCCAGCCGGAGCGGGCGCCTGAGACCCCGACCTACACGGCGGCGGCGGAGCCGCCGGCGATCCTCTCGCCGAGCCAGGTCAATTTGTTCCTGGAGTGCCCGGCGAAGTGGTACTACAAATACCTGCTCGAACTCGAAACCCCGCTCACCTCATCGCTCGCGCTCGGGCGCGCGGTAGATGAGGCCCTGAGCTACCACTTCAGGCACAAGGCGCAAACCCGCGAAGACTTGCCCGCCGGCGACGTGATCGAGGCGTTCTCGTGCGCATTCGCCGAGCAGTTCGCCGAGGCAGAGCTAGCTGAGGACGAAAATCCGGACGACCTGCACACGCTCGGCGAGCAGCTCGTCAACCGCTACCTGGCCGAACTCGCCCCCAGCGTCCAGCCCGCGCTGGTCGAACGCGACGGCGAGCGCGTGCCAGCAGTGCAACTCCCCGTCTCCGGCGAGATCGCCGGCGTGCCCGTCCAGGGCATCGTCGACCTGATCGCCGAGGACGGCACCGTGATCGACCTCAAGACGGCCGCGCGCCGCATGCCCGGCATTCCGCCGGACTACCGCCTCCAGCTCGCCACCTACTGCCGATTCACCGGCGCCAGCAAAGCGCAGCTCGACTGCATGATCAAGTCCAAGACCGTGCAGACGCAGCGCCTCAGCACCGAGATCACAGAAGCAGACCAGCGCTTCCTCGATGCGATCTACCCCGCGGCGCACGAGGCGATGCGCACCGGGCTGTACTTGCCGCGGCGCAGCTCCTGGATGTGCTCGCGCCGCAACTGCCCGTTCTGGAGGCGTTGCGAGGAGGATTTCGGAGGCACCGTCCAGGACTGACAGCACCACAGCACTGACCTACAGAGCGGCTCCGGGGGTGACCCGGAGCCGCTTTTTTATGCCTGCGCTCGAAGACCGCCATGCGTGAGATTATCGACATTGTGCAGACTCGGGGCTTGACAGCAGCGCGCCAGTCGGTGTATGTTTCACGTAATGTCTAAGCGCAAGTTTAAAGACGGTCAGTTCACCAAGGAGGACTTGTCGCTCGCCGCGGCTGTCCTCGGCCATGCGGGCGGCCGGATCGGCGGTCGAAGGCGCGCCCAAAACCTCACACCCGAGCAGTTGACGGCGATCGGGAAACTCGCCGCAAAGGCAAGGTGGGGGGAGAGGACGACTCGAAAATCCAAAGAGGCGGGCGCGTGACAGGTTCTAGAAAGGGAAATCTGTTGTCGAAAGCTGGGCGCCGGCCCACAGCGCCCAGCTCCGACCCTTCGGAAAGATCGCCTCCGAATCCTTGATCCCAGGCGATCGTGCCGGGCTTCCTGTGTTGACGGGGTCCAGCACACCAATCTCGTTGGAGATTGGCCGCGACCGTGGGACCGGTGAGTCTCCGGAGGCTCCCCACCATTATCCCACGGCGCAAGCAAAAACGAAAGGGGGTTCTCAATGTGTCAACAGCCCGTGGGAGATCAGCAATGACGGCGGCGGCGCGGAAGCCAGTCGCCAGCGAAGGCGACAAGCGCCCAGCCCTGATGGCTGCGCTCGGAGTCATCGCGTGGCTCCAACTGCCGCGAGCGATTAATCGGCTCGACATGCAGCAAGGTTCCGCAGAAGGGCGCGTCAAGGCCTGCATCTACGAGCACACCCTCGGAGAGTACGGCCATCTCACCCAGGTCGTCGAGGATTCGCATGGCAAGAAGCTGGCTGTGGCCATGCACCTCGAAACCCATCGCGATGGGACGGCGCGGCTCCGGTTTCTCAACCAAGCCGACATTGCCAAGGAGACCGGGCTCGATCGTGCGGTGGTCTGCCGTGTGATCAAAAAGCTCGAAGCCGACGGGCGGATTCGACTGCTACCGCCGCACGGCCGGCGCATCGCCTTGGTGCCGGAGCCTGAGGCATCCCCAAGCTCCTACACAGGCGAAGAAAAAGCGAACGGATGTTGTGTGTACACAAACACGCTGTGGAGGCTAAACGTGACAGATCCTTTGTTTTCAAAGGAATACGCGGACACCCTCCGGCGCTGGGCGGAGGAGGAATATGTCCGCTTCCAGCAGGAGCACAACGCCAAGCGGGCGCAATTTTTGCGGGACTGGCGGCGAGAGGATGAGGAGTTCTGCAGAGCTCTCGGAGCCGAGGTCCAGGCCAAACTGAACGAGCTCCGCGCCCAACTGGGACTCCCACCGTACGACCCCGCGACGCAACAGGAATTGACCACCGCGGGCAAAACGCCTGCGGCCGAGGCTGCCGCGGATTTGCACACGAAACAACCGTTTTCTTTTTCTTCGCCGGAGCGCTCCTCGCAAGTGTCTGAAACGGCTGAACTTACGAATTCCGCTGTTGTGTACACGCAACAAGCGTTCGCTTTTTCTTCGCCGGTGGACGATCCATCGTCCCCAGCCGCCGCGGTCGAAACCCTCGACGGTTTCGACGACGCGCTCACAGCCGCCTTCGACGACCGCGGCAAGCCCATCCCGACGCGGGCGCAAGTCGAGCGCGTCTTCGAGGCCCTGCCTCCAGGCTCGCGCGATGCCTACCTCATCGATCTGACCCAACCATCGAACGGGCAGAAAGCCCGCATCGACCGCATGGCCCACCCCGGAGCGCTCAAAGCCGACGTCCAGGAATTCGTCAAACGCCGCTGGCCGCGGCTTAAAGAAAAGCTCGAAGAAGCCCGCCGAAAGCAAATGGAATGGGAGGCCCGGCAGGCCGCCGAGGAGGCGCGCTTGGCCGAGGAGATAGCGGCGCGGCCGCCGAACCAGCGCGAAGACTGGGAGGAGCAGTTTCTGCGCGATTACCGCAAGCGCCACCGCCACGGCCCGCCGAAAACTCGCGCGGCAGGAGGCTCCGGGTGACGCCGCGGCAGTCGCCGCGTCTCGAAGAGCAGATCAAGATCGTCCGTGCGCTGTTGGCGCTGCGCCGGGCCGGGCGCATTCCGGCGATCTGGGTCGAGCAAGGGCGCATCTCGGTCGACATGGGCTATGGCACGCAGCAGCGGATTACCTGGCAGCAGGCCGCGCGCCTCGCCGCCGGAGAGCCGTTCGACCAGGTCTGCCCCGCCGATCTGCCCGTGCCGAAGCCGCTCGCCCGGCGCCCCGTCCCGATCCGCAGAGCCGGCAACGGGAGGAGAGTCGCATGAAGCCGCAGATCTACCTGGCGCCCGACGGCGTGCTCGACGTGATGCTCGACGGGCTTCTGGTCGGCTCGATCCGGCTCAAGCCCTACGCGATCGAGGTCACCCTCGAAGCCCAGGGCTTCGACGTCCAGGTGTCGGCCAACGGCGGAATCACGGCGCTGTTCCGGCTGCGGCCAGCGGCGGAGGAGGAGAAATAGCGATGCCGATACGGCCCGAGTGGCGCCGCTTCTACGGCCGGGAATGGCGCGAGCAGGTGCGCGCGCGCATACTGGCGCGCGCCGGCGGCCAGTGCGAGCGCTGCGGCAAGCCTGACCGCCGCATCGTCTGGACGGCCAGCGGCCGGCGCGCTGACGGCGAGCACTGGATGTGCTGGCGCTTGTCGCGCTATGAGCCGTGGCGCGACCAGCGCGGCAGAACCCTTCCGGCTGGGGCGCCGCCGCCCGGCCGGAGCCGCCGCGTGCGCGTCATCCTCACGGTCGCGCACCTCAACCATGACCCGCGCGACAACCGCGACACGAATCTCGCGGCGCTGTGCCAGTGGTGCCACCTGAACTACGATCGGCCGCATCACCGCGCCACGCGCGCGGCGCGCAAGGACGCGGCGCGGCCGCTGCTCACGCTGGGAGGCGTTCGATGAGAGTGTGCCGCATCTGCGGATGCACGGACGAAGTGCCGTGCTTGGTCTACGACGTCGATCACGGCTTCGACCGCCCGTGCTGGTGGTTCGAGCCGGATCTGTGTTCTGTCTGCGCCGGCGTCGACGGCGCAGACCTGATCGCACAACGAGGAGGAATCAGATGGGAGAAGTTCGAGAACTCGATGAGAGATCCGCGCCGGTAGTGATCCCGGAAGGGTGTTTCCCGAGACCGGACACCGACGGCGGAGAAACGATTCGTGAAAGGCCGCCGGCGCTTCCGGGAGGCTGCTTTCCGCGAGATGCGTCCACCCAAGGAGGGCTCGAGCAATGATGCGCGTCTACCCAGAGGACCTGCGCCGCCAAGTGCTCGACGCCGTGCGCGCGGCGCCGCAGAGCGTCAACGCGATCGCGAAAGCCTACGGAATCGGCTCGCCATCGACCATCGTCCGCTGGGCGCGCCAAGCCGGAATCCGCTTACCGGACGCGCGTGAGCGGATGCGGTTCGGCGCAACCGAAGGAGCGCGCCGGCGCTGGGGCGACTTCGAGCGCCGCCGGCGAAAGGCGCAGGCGCTCCGCCAGCGCGGCGCGATGCTCGCTCAGATCGCCCAGCAGCTCGGCTACAGATCGACTGCTGGCGCCTATTACGCTGCCAGGAGGAAAAAATGAAATATCTACTCAACTCGGCCGTCATAACCGGCCCTGGAACATACCGCTATCGTCTGATCAGCCACGAGGAAGCCAGAGACTGGATTCGGCGCAATGCCGGCGCGGTCGAATCTCGCATAGGATACGCCCAGACGGCCGAATATATCCGCAGGGAATTGGGCTTCGACTGCCCGATCTCGCGCGAGGCGATCACGATGAACCCCGGCGACGAAGCCCTGGTTGTGCGGCTGCGCTATCGGCTCGACGATCCGGGCCTCAAGAGCCAGCAGCCGACGTTTCCACCCGATGCCTGGGAAATCGGGCTGCTGGAATGTTCTCTGGACCTGGACAACAAGGAGGGATAAATGCCAGCAGTGTATAGTTACTCCGTCAGGATCGAGCAAGGCGCCAGCCTCTCGGCCGCGGTAGTCATCGACGGCCTTGTGCCGGTGCGCATTCAGACGCCGGCGGCGATCGACGGTACGGTGATGACGTTCGAGGCTTCGAGCGACGGCCAGAACTTCGCTCAGCTCTGGGACCCGGTCGGCCCCGGCGCCGAATACCAGATCGCGATCGGCGCGTCGAAGTCGATTTCGCTCAGAGCGAGCGACTTCATGGGTGTGCGCGCCATCAAACTGCGCACGGGGACGTCCGGCTCGCCGACGGCGCAGAGCGCGGCGCGTGTTCTGACGCTGGTGTGTGCCCAGTTGACGCCATGACGCCGGCAAACGCGACGCCACTGGCAGCCATCGAACCCTACCCGCGCTTGCCACGCGCGGGCTTGGTGGCGCTCTGGGACATGCGGCAACTGTCTGGCAACCAGGTCGTAGACGGTTCTGGGAACAACCGCCCGCTGACGCTTCCGGCGGCCCCGAACCAGCCCACTCCCGTGGCCGAAGGCCTCTCGTTCGACGGCAACGACTACGCCGACAGCGGCCTGACGCAGCTCGGCCCGGTCAAATTCTGGCCGCCAGACGGCCAGCCGTGGACGGTAGCGGCGCTCGCGCGCGCCCTCCACGGCGCAACCAACAGCACGATCTTGGCGAAGGCCTCCACCGGAACGGCCTATCAGTTCGGGATCGCGGCAGCGACGGACCAGCGCCTGCGCATCAACCTGCGCGGGCTGTCCAACAACTTTGCCGCCAGCGATCAGGTCTGGCACCTGATCGCCTGCTACTACACCGGCGCGGCCGCATATGGCGTGCTCGATCCCTTCCGGCAGCATTCGCTGCTGGGCATCGGCACCGGCCCGGAAGCCACCACGGAGCGCGTCATCGTCGGAGCGCGCCTCAACGGCACGGACAGCTTCTTGCTCGCCGGATCGAAAGTCGCCTGGATTGGGGTCTGGCAGCGGGCGCTCAGACCCAGGGAGTTTCGCGAGTTATTCGAGTACCTGGTGCGCAGCTTCGCCGGCAGCGGAGTGCGCATCGGGCAATGAAAGGAGACGGAAAGATGGAACTGCTCGGTTGGATGCTATTGTTCGGGGTCGCAGCCGCAGCGGTGGTATTCACTGCCCTGCTCATCTGGAGAGTTTTCGAGATGCGGCGCGAGCGGCGCGAAATGCGCGAACTGCGCGCGATCGTCCGCAGGTACGAGTGATGTTCGAATCAGGCAGGATCATGACCTGCCTGATCTGCGGCCGCAAGGAGCGAGCCGACGGCCCGGCGGGAACCTCGTGGCGGGCCATTACGCTCGGTGACCCCGAGCCGTACTATCTCTGCCCGCTAGAGCTGCCCGAAGGCGGCCGCGGCGCCGAGGACTTCGCCCTCGCCTACCAGATCATCATCCTCGCGATCGTCATCAAGCGCGAGGGCGGTCTGCTGATGGCAAGCCCGCTCGGCCCCTGGATTGCGGCGCGGCGGACGGGCAAGGTGCCCCGCTACTCCTACGACGCCTTCCTGCGCTTCCTCCCCACCCTGATCGGCTCAGGGCTGAACTAGCCCCCGCCCGGAAGCCCGAGCCACACGCCCCAAATACCCGCCGTCTGCCCCCGAATTTAAGGCGAATAGCAGGCGAACAAAATTGGGGTGCAGAGAAAGGAAATATTGCGTGTACATCAACAAATTTGTTGCGTGTACATCAACTCGCATCATTATTTAAAACAAAGAAGTACAAAGAAGCGACGACGCCGACCTTCCTCTCCGGCGAAATACGCCTCCGAGGAAGGTCGTCGTCGTCGTACGACCGACGACGACGACGCGCCACGGCGGACCGCTACAGCGGGAACGTGGACGCCGGCGAACTGAGAAGGGTGAGGAGTGTGGGACTACTGCGGGCCTTCGACCAGCCGCTGGACGACTGGCCCGAGCGGCGCATGGCGGTAGGCGAGCCGCTTCCAGGCCTCAGCATCTCCAGGCTGCGTCAGGACGGTCTGCATCACATCGGCGGCCATGCCAGCCGACGGCCCGAAGACGAATTCGAGCGGCTTGCGGCGCTCGGCGGACTCGATCATGTCCCAGACGATGCCGAGCGAACCCACCGCTGCTGCGTCCTCGAGCCAGCGCCGCAGGCCTTCCGCATCGCGCTCCCGGCCCGTGATCAGGTTGCGTAGCGCCAGGATTGCCTCTCCGGTCAGCGGGAACAGCACCGAAAGGATGAACAGGTTCCGGAAGGCGCGGCCGAACTCGCCGCGGCGAGCCTCTTCGACGAGGCTCCTGTAGAGCAAGCGGGTTTGGCCGTAAATGAACGTCTTGAACTGGAAGAAGACCTTGCCCCAGTTCGTCGACGCCCATGCGGGGTGGTCTTGCGGCCGCGAGCGGAACTGCGTCAGGTCCGAGAACCGCTTGGCCGCCATCAAGACCTCGTCGGCGGTGAGGCGCCGCCGCGCCAGAGCAGCATCCGGGTCGATGCCCAGCTCAAGCAGCGCCCGGCGCGCCCGCGCGTTCCGCGGGTTGCGCACCAGTTTCGCCAGCAGGCGCTCGGCGTACACAGCGCCCACATTGGCCGCCACAATCCGGTTCGCGCGTTCCGTCGCCGAAAAGCCGACAGCCTTGAGATAGCGCTCAAAGGCGCGCACCGAGCCGGCCAGTTCGCGGATCGGCTCGTGGAGCACAGGGTCGATCGTTGCGCCCGACTCGACGGCGAGGCGCCGCCCCGGCTTGCCCAGCGCGGCCCGGATGCCCATCGCGAGCGCTGGAAAATCCGCGGCGAGCAGGCTGTTGAGCACGCCCTGAGTAGCGTTCGGGATCGCCGCCAGCCCGAGCTTCGCGGTTTGCAGGGCGCGCAGCCAGCGGCTGGCGCGCTCCATGTTCGAGTCGGCAGCGTTCGCCTGCCCGAGGATGCGCCGCACCGCCTGATCGACCCAGTCCGCATTGCCGCCAGCGTCGGCGATGCGCCGGATGAGGCGCGCAACGACCTGGTTGTCCTGCCCCAGCTCCGCGATCTGCGCCAAGCGGATCGAAGCGCTCGCCACGTGCGTCGGCAGCACGCGCGCCGGGTCGGGGTCGTAGAACGGCAAGTCGATCTCGCGCGCGTATTCGAGCGAGCCGTGGCGGTGCATCTGCGCCCGGAACCGCAGTAGCTTCTGTAGCGCCTCATCGCGCGAGCGGGCCTGTCTGGTGCGCATCAGATACTCGATCAGCTTTTGCCGGCGTCCGCCCGTCTCGATGAAAGCGATGTACTCGTCCAGCAGCAGACTTGCGTGCTTAGCGTCCGGCTCGACCTTGAGGCGCACCAGATTCTCGATGACGTCGCGGCGCACCGGGCCGCTCCGCAAGGCGTCGATGTGACGGATCACGTGCGGGTAGTAGTCGCTCCGCCGGGCGAATAGCCGCCGCTGGCCCTCGGTGTTGCGGACGAGCACCTCCAGGTCTTCGGCTTCGTCCGCCAGCTCGTCGGTGATTTGCCGGATGACGCGGTAAGCCTGTTGGACCTGGTCGTCCATCGCATCGTCGCGGCCCTCGAGCACGTCGAGCAGGTTCCAGCGCTGCTCTCTGCTGAGCTGCGCCAAGCCCGAGTCGCCGAGGCGCAGCAGGCGCTTTCCGGCGGAGACTTCGCCCCAATCGTTTGCGCGGCGCAAGGCGTCCATCAGCGCCTTGCCGGCGCCGCCGCCCTGGCGCTCCAGGCGGACGTCGAGCGGCAGGAAGACCTCTTCGAGGAGCGCCGCAACGGCGCTGCGCCGTGCCCGGGCGCCTACTTCGCTCCGGATGCCGCGCGCCAGGCGCTGCGCATGCTCGGCGAGTGCGGTGAGCGCCTCGATCTCGATGCGGGACTGCCCCGAAGTGTCTCGCCACAGGCGCTTGGCCTCAAAGTACAGCCGCACCAACTGCCGCCGCACCGCCTCTCCGAAGCGCGCCAGCATCCGCTTGGACCACTCCGAGAACTTGACGATGCCGTCGCGGATGAGCTGCGCGCCGAACAGCAGGAAGTCCACAGTCGCCGCGCCACGCTCCCCGCCTTCCATGCCGCTTTCCGGTTCGGTTTCCATCCCCCGGCTCAGCTCGGCGGGGAATTCCTCGAGGATGCGCTTGAGGACTTGGAAGCCTTCGTCGTTGCTCGTGATGTAGTAGATCGGCACGACACCGCGCTCGTAGCGCACGCCGAGTTCGCGGAGCCGTCCGGTGTAGGCGCCAGGGTGGACCTGGATCACCGTATTGCGTGCGACGCGCCCTCTGGTCAGGCGCACGCCGTTGGCGAGCTGATAGGGCGTGCCGTTGGAGAGCACGTCGTTCCAGACCTGCTGGGGTGTGATGCTGCGGCCCTGGGAGATCGCGGCGATCAGGTTCTGGAGCTGCGTCGGGTAGACTTCGACGCCGACGATGCGTTCGCCGCTTTCGCTGTCCTGGACGGCGTAAATGCCTCTGACGCCGGCGTCCTGAATGCGGCCCCACCAGCGCAGCACAGTGCCGCCGAGCAGGTCATGGCGCTCCGGCCGGAATTCGGGGATCGATTCGTAGGCCTTCTGCCAGAAGATTCTGGCGGCCTGCTCGCCCTCGGCGCCCTCGAACTGCTCAAGCTTGGCCTTCGCGATCGCCTCTTTCTCGCGGGCCCGTTCGATTTTGTCCTCGTAGTAAGCCTTGTCGAGCCGATCAACCGCGTCAGCCTTTTGCCGTTCGTACCGCTCGATGGTCTCTTTGTAGAACGACAGTTCGGACTTCAGGTCATTGAGGTACTGAGCCAAGCTCTTGCGGTAAAAGCTCGCCTGTGGGACCTTGGTGCGCGCCCGGTCGGGGCGGACGACATAGTGCGCCGGTTCGACTCGTCCGTCGGCGTGCACGATATCGGGCGCGGGGAAAGCGTAGGCGATCTCATCGGGCTTGCCGCCCCGGCCCTCCGTGATGTAGAAATTCCCCTGTTTGGCGTGAGCCTGGATGATGGGCTGGAGCTGGTCGAACGAGATCCGCTCCGTTCGCACCTGCGTCTCGACGACGTAGTGGATGGTCTCTGCGCCCGTCTGATCGTCCACGGCAAGCACTTGCTTGCTGAGGATGCGCGGGCGCTCGCCGTGTAACTGCCGGACGCCCACATCGAGCGTCCCGTCTTCGATAGCCTTCTGTACGGCCTGTTCAAACAGGTCGTAGTAGATGTTGTAGGCCGTGTTTTGCACGTCCGGGTCGAGCGCGAGCAGACGGTTCAGCAGCCGGTTGACGTTGCGCCGGTCCTGGTCTTCGACATAGACCTGGCCGTCGCGCGTTCGCAGAACTCCCATCTGCGAGAGGACGTCGTGTCCGGTGAGTTCCGGCGCGATCAGCCGGTTGCGCAGCATGTAGGCGTAGAAAGCGTCTGCGGCCTGTTCGCCCTGGTCGGACTGGAAGTTCACCTTGGCGATGAGGTCGGCGTTGGCGCCGGCCGCTTCGCGGCTCCCCTTGGTGAGTGCGCCGAGCGAGCCGAGCCGGCGCGCGATGGTGGAGATGAACCGCTTTTCCCCGCCCAGGTCGGAAACCACCATCAGGTACTCGGGAGCATGCGCCTGATTGGTGCGGTGCGTGCGGCCGAGCATCTGCATCGCCTTGTCGGCTTCCCAGCCGACTTGCAGCGTGATATGCAGGCGCTTCTGGCGGTTCGGCTTGGTGTTGTCGGCATGCAGTGAGATGCCAGTCGAAGCGGCGTTGGAGATGATAGCGACGCGCTTCTTGCCTTCCTGGAAGGCGGCCGCTTCGGCGATGTTGACCTTCTGGCGCGCCATCCCCTTCTCGCCGCGCGGCACGAACTTGCCCGTTGCCGGGTCGTAGCGCTCTTTCCGTCCGGTCAGTTCGGCTACTTGCGCGGGACCTCCCAGCGCTTCGATCAGCTCATCGAGGGGATTCTTGGGAAGCGCCAGCTCCTGCCTGAGCTTCGCCAGCAGTTCATCGCGCAGGCGCTCGGCCTCCGGATTGATCACCGGATTGCCCGCTTCGTCTACGAGCGGCACGCGAACCGGCTTGCCGGTGGCCGGGTCGAGCTGGACCTCCCACTGCTGGACGGGGAAATGCTGCTGGATCAGGGTGATTAGGATATCCTTCGGCCCGAAATCCAGGTCGTCGCTCTCTTCCGTTCCCTCGCCTTCCTCTTCGGCGGCCTTGCGGCGGGCCTTCTCCCGCTCCTGCGCCGCCTCATTGGTGTTGATCAGCGAGATCACCACCGAGTAGCCCTGGGCCAGCGCCTGATGGGCGTGCTCGACAGCGGTCGGGATCTTCATGGCGGTCAGCAGCAGGTTGAAGAACCGCTGCTGCGCGCCAAAGAACTGGCTCATGAAGTTTGCCCGGCCGCGTGGGCCTGTTTCGGTAACCTGTAGCCCTTGCTCGACCCACTTCATGACCTCGCGCCAAGCCGCGGCTGCGTTGCGGTAGATCGCCTTCTGGTCTTCGTTGAGCGGATGGACGGCGTCTTCGCGCAGGACGACGCCCTTGTAGGAGATGGTGCGCGAGATGTAGCGGCCGCGGATCTTCAGCTCGCGCGCCAGCAGCTCCATTGCGCTCATGCCACCGCGCGAGAGCTGAAGCTGAAACTCGCTGAAGCCGTGCGGGAACGGAGTGCGCGGCCCCCATAGGCCCAGGCGCGACAGGTAGCCCATATTCGACAGCTCGCTGGCGGCCGTGGCCGACAGGAATGTCGTGCGCGACCGCGGCACTTGCTCCAGCAGCTTTCTGACGGCCTTGCCGGTGTCAGAGGGCTGCTGCCGCCCGCTGGGGATGGCGTTCTTCAGGTTGTGCGACTCGTCGAACAGCACTACGGCGCCTTCGCCGTCGTCTTGGCCGCGCACGTAGTCGATGATCTGGTCGATGCGCGCGCGCTCCTTGCGGTCGCGCGAGCGCAGGAACGAGTACGGGGCAAACAGAACGCCTTCGTGCTGGATGGGGACCCCGTAGGGGAACTTGTCGGCGCGCTTGATGGTCGAAGCCAGGTAGCTGTGGCCGAGATCGTTCAGGTCGCGCTGCGCATCTTCGATCAGCCGCCAGTTGTCGCTGACCCAGATGATGCGCCGGCGGCCTTGATTCCAGTTGTCGAGGGCGATGCCGGCGATGATGCGCCCCTTGCCCACGCCCGTGCCGTCGCCAATCAGGGCCGCTGCGCGGCTGCCGTCAGGCAGGATCGTCTCGTTGGCCTGTCCGGCGAGCACAATCGCTTCCATCTGGGCGGAGGACAGCGCCCCGGAATCGAGCAGCTCCTGCGGCAGCGCGGGCTGGTACGTCAGTGGCGGCAGCTTGACGGTCGCCATCGCCTGCGTCTCGACCAGCACCCCTTTGTGCGGCGATCCCTGGATGGAGGGCCGGTAGATGACGAACGCGCCTGCGTCCGGCTCCGGATCGACCGCCACCGGAGCCGGGATGATCTTGACCCGGTTCTCCGGGATCTCTTCCTCGGGCGGCGTCGGTTCGGCAGTGACGCCGTAGCGCGCCGCTACCTTCGCTGCGTAGCGGTGAATCTCGCGCAGGATCGAGGCGACAGTGCGCTTGGTCTCGGCGGCGAAGTGCTTGAGGATGTCCCCTGCCTCGGCGAGCATCCGCTCGCTCCAGGCCTGGAACTGCACTGCGCCTTTGACGATGTAGTTGGCGCCGATGGTCACGGCATCGATCAGGTCTTGCGGATCGATGCCGCTCTGGAGCTGCTGGCCGCGAATCTTGGCGCGCAGGCGCGCTGCGGCTTCTTGGGCAGCCTTGTCAAGCTTGCTGAGCGCCTCCGAACTCGCTTTGGGCTTAGCGCCCGGCTGCGTCTTGATCGGCGGCGGCTGCGTCACAAAACGCGGCGTCGCCGGCGCCGGAGACTTCTGAGAGGATTCCTCAGGGGCAAGCTCTCCGCCCAAGGCGCTCGTTGCGGCGTCGAGAAGATCGTCGATCGAAAGCCCAGAAGCTGCGGTCAGGTCGCTTCCGGGTTCAATGACTACAGGTCGGCTACGTCGGGGTTGGCGGCTCGGACGAGAGCTCGGAGGACGCTCGGCGGGTCCAGTTTCGGCCAGTGGTTGCCCGCTATGTTCAACTGGCTCATGTCCAGTTGGTTCGGCGTGTTGAACTCCTCCAGCTTGTTGACCAGCAGCTCCGCCGGCCAGCTCTCCATGGGGACCAAAAAGGCTTCCTTGATCGTCCAGACGGGGACGCCCAGCTCCTCCGCCAGTTGCTTGGTCTGCTCCGGATACTCCAGGTAGGCCAACCAGGCCAGGCGCAGCGCCGCCTCCTTGGCCAGCTTCGGATTCAGGCCGCCCAGGCGCTCCTTGGCTTGCTTGGTCAGTTCCACCTTGGGTTGCGGCCGCTCCGGGCGTGGCACCTGGTCGAACTCCCGGCCGCGCTGCATCATCTGCGCCCAGAATTCGTCCCGGGAGGATTGCCCGGAGGGCTTCATAGGCCTCCTCAACCGAGTTATAACTCCCCTGGGCGACGTTGGCAAGCTGTTGCGCCAAGGTAGCGCCAGGGGTGGGACCCGTCTTGTCGATGACGATCACCTGCACCGGCATCGAGGTGCCGTACTTGGCGTACTCTTTGCCGCTGAGCCGGACATTCGCCAGGACGTTGTAGTGGCCGACTGTGCGCTCCCAGTAATGGCGCGCTCCGGGAGCGTTGATTCCGGCGCCTTCGACGCGCTCGAAGCCCGAGCGCCCGCCAGTGAGCAGCGCGACGAGCCGCCCGCCCGGCTGGAGGCGCTGCAGCGCCTGATCGAGATGCATGAAACCGTAGCGCAGGTTCTTGAGCGCCCCGCCTGCGGCGCGCGTAAACGGCGGGTTCATGACGATCAGCGTCGGCCGCACGTCGCGCTCGAGCAGCGCGTTCAGCACCTCGGCGTTGTGGCGCGTCGCTTTGGGCAGGCCGATCGCTTCCGCCAGCTCGGCGCGCTGCGGATCGATTTCGTTGAGGTGCGTGCGCGCCACCAGCGGCTCGAGCAATGCGGCGAGGCCTCCGACGCCGGCGGAAGGCTCGAGAAGCACGTCGTCCGGGCGCGGCTCAGCGAGCTTGGCGACCAGCAGCGCGATGGTCGGTGGCGTCGAGAACTGCTGTAGGTCGATCTGCTCCTGATTGCGCACCGTCTCGGTGGCGAGGCGGCTGAGGACGCCGCGGAGTTCGCGTGCGGCCTCATCGAAAGGCATCTGGATGAGCCTGCTGGCGTGGTCGCGCAGCCAGGAATTGACGGCGGCCTCCTGCGCCTCGTAGAGATCGCGCATCTCGAAGGCGCCTGCGGCGCGCGTTCCGCCGAAGATCTCCTCACCGATGCGCTCCAGCCGCAGGCGAATGTCTTCGGCCGACTCGATCGCCTCGCGGATGCGCCGCACCAGCCGGAGCAGCGCATCCTTCCGGCTGAGCGGCCCGGCCGCTTCAGGCTCGCGCCGAGCGCGGCGCGCGGCATCGGCCAGATGCCTGAGGTCGGGCTCTTGCGCCGCCATTCTCTCGATGGCTGCGTCGAGATCCCCGGTCTGGACGTAGGCCTGCTGTAGGCCGATCAGCCAAGCGAGAGCTTGCTGGTGATCTTCGTTGCTGCCGTACCAGTGCAGCTCTCCCTTCAAGTCGACAGCGCCAACGGCGCGCGCCAGGGCGCGCACGACGGGGTGCTGGCTGTCCAGGCGCTCGAGATCGACCCACTGGTAGCCGGTCTCGCGCTCGAACTCCTGGACGCTCGGCCAGACGCGCTCGCCCGTGGGAATGCCATTGAACTCTTCGGTGGCGATTACGCGATCCCCATCGCGCTTCACAGTCCAGTAGTGCGGCTCTCCGGTCTGTGGATCGGTTCCGAGCTGGATTTGCGCGCCCTCCCAGGCTCGCTTCGGGGCCCCAGCGGCGAGGCCAGCGCCGCCCGCGGCCGGCGGGGCAGGCGCCGGCGCGGGTTGCGGCGCGGGTTGCGGCGCGGGAGTGTCGATGACCTCTGTGATCTTCAAGGCGCGCGACATCCGCTCAATGGCGCGGCGGTTCTTTTCGGTGTTGTCGACCAGCCACGCCTTGCGGTTCGGGTCCCACTTGGCTCCGGACAGCTTGGCGATCATGCGCCGCCAGCGGTAGGTGTCGCCAGTGACGGCGATCTTTTCCGCCTTGGGCGGCGCAGCGGGAGGTTGGGGCGCGGGCGCAGGCGCGGGAGCAGGCGCGGGAGCAGGCGCAGGCGCAGGCGCGGCTTCGGATTCGAGCGGTTCCAGGTCGCTGTCGGCGGTCTTCCCCTGCCGGATCGCTTCGGGCGACTGGAAGGAATCGACCCGAATCACCCAGCGCGGATCGCTCGGGCGCGGGCGCAGCTCTTCGAGCGATCCAACGCCGCTCAGCCGCCACCCATCGCCGCTGTCGATGATCGAGTAGTGCGTCAGCTCGGGGTGGCGCTGGCGGTATTCGGCAAGCGTCTCGGCGTAGCCCTGGCGCAGCGTCGGCTTGATGTAGCGCTCGAAGCCGTATTCGTTGAGCGGGAGGATTTTTTGGCGGGTGCCGAATGCCTGCCCCCCCTCTTTGTTGCGCATCCACTGGTAGAGTTCCACGCCCTCTCGAGGCGGAGCTGACGGCGGCGGAGGCGGCGCGGCAGCCTGTTCAGCGGACTCTTCCGGCGGCAGGACCTGCTCGCGGAGTTTCTGGTACTCGCGCTCGAAAACCGGCGCATACTCCTGCACCCACTCGGGATCGGTCGATCGGTAGGGACGCCACCAGCCGTCTTCAGTGCGCGTTGCGTACGTGTCACGAGGCACGCCGAAGACTGTCGACCAGCCAAGCACCCTGGCGTAGAGCTTGTTGCGATCCGCCGGATTCGGCGCTGCCGGGCCGATTACTTCGATGGTTATTACGTAGTCAGAGTCATCGAGACGGAACGGATCGCCTTGGACGGTCTGGGGCCACTTCAGGCGGATCTTGCCCCCCTCCGGCGGCGGTTCCGGAGGCAAGACGTGCTCCAGAAGCTTCTGGTACTCGCGCTCGAAGGCCTCAGCGACGCCCGCGATAAATTGCGGGCTGGTACGCCCGGCGGGATGCCAGCCGCCTTCGGGCGAACGCGTGGCGATTTGGTCGCCGGGAGCGCCGCCCGACCAGAAGTTGGCCGTTCCGTAGAGCTTGCCGCGGTTGGCCGGGTTGGGCGCCTGAGGGCCTATGACCCCAACGCGCACAACGTAGTTGAATTCGCCGACACGGAACGGTGGGCTTTCTAAGCTCTTGCCGTGGTCGAGGCGGATCTTGCCCCCCTCCGGCGGAGGCGGCTCGTAGGCTTCTTCCTCCGGGGCAGGGGGCGCTTGCGGAGGCTCTTGCGGGCGCAAGCCGCTGGCCGGTTGCTGGACCTGGCCCAGTTGCGGGCGGAAAGCTTGCGGCTCGACGTGCACGATTTCGCCGGCGGCCTGCTGCGGCGTCGGCGGTGCTCCGGGCACGGTCTCAGCCATAGGTAGCGCCAGCTCCGGCGCTTGCGGGCGCAAGCCGCTGGCGGGTTGCTGGACCTGGCCCGGTTGCGGCCGGAAAGCTTGCGGCTCGACGCGCGCGGCTTCGCCGGCCGCCTGCTGCGGCCCTAGCGGCGTCTGGACAAATCCAGCGCGGCCAGGAGCTGGAGTTTCCGTAAGCCGTCCAAGCCACTGCTCGGCGCGCTCGGCGATGCGCTCGTAGGAGGCGCGGCGCTCCTCCCAGTTCACGCTTCCGGGCTGGACTTTGGCGGCCTGCGCGCGCGTCCGATCGCGCAAGTCCTCGAGGATTTCCCGCGCCGTCACAGGGCGGTTCTGGGAGCGGATCACCGGGCCGGCGATCGCAGCGAACTTGTCGACCATGCGCACCGCGATCGCGATGTCATCATCGGAAGTCCCTGGGGTGGCCAGCAGGCGGACGAGCTGTCCCGACCACCGCCCGTGAGCGCCGGTTGCGGCGCCCATCGGGTACTTCGCCGTGGCATATTCCAGATCTTCGTACTCGGCCTCCTGCTCTAAAGCGCTCTTGGGCGGCGCGGCCGGAGCTTCCGGAGGAGCTGCCGGAGCTTCCGGCGGGGCGAACAGATCCAGTTGCGGCGTTGCCGCTTTCGGGCCGCGCTGTCGCGGCCGCGCGGGAGCAGAGGCAGGCGGAGCCTGCTCACCCTCGGGGCCTTCCACGAAATGGACTGGCGGGCCGAGCAACACGTACCGCTTGCCCCGGTAGGACGGCTTGACGCCGTGGTAATAGCCGAGCGGGTCACGCAGATCGTACTTCGGGCTTCCTTGGAACTCCTCAGCCGGACGCAGCCGATAGGCTTCGTGGTAGCCCTCCCCGGGCACGTCGCTGCGCGAAATGGATACCGTCACCCATTGCTCGCCATTCCAGTTGAACGGCCGCCTGATCCGCGGGTTTTTCTTGCTGCTGAGCAGGTCCCCGGAGTAGGCGTCCCAGATGTCGCCACCGGCGTTGAGGCGGGCGGGAGCGACTCGGATGCGCTCCGGCTCCTGGATCTGCTCGGCAGCGGCGGAGGCCTCCGCCGCTGGAGCGGCTTGGGGCTGCTCTGAGGCGCTCCGGATCGCCTCGCGCCGCTTCCAGAGACGCTTGGCCGACTCCGTCTGCGCTGGGGCGGGGATGACGCGCGCAGGCGCGCCGATGCGGGCCGAGTGGGCCTGCTCGGCGGCGTCGTACATCGCATTGGCGATGCCGCGCCCGCGGTAGGACGGGACGACCGCCACGTGCAGCGGCACCAGCTCGGAGGCCTCCGGCGTGCGCCCGGAGATGGCGCCGAACTTCGGCCCCTCGGCCAAGCGGGCGTAGCCGACCACGTTCTCCGGCTTGAGTCCGCGCTGGGCGAGCTGCTCGCGCCACGCTTTGCTGCCAGTGATGCCGTCGAGGTGGTAGTCGGCCAGATAGCCGGTGATGGCATCCTGTTCGCGGCCCAGGCTGGCTTTCGGATGGGCTGCGATGACTACGTAGCCCTCGGGGCTGGGGAGAGTGACGATCTGGCCGCCGGAAGCGGCAAAGTCATCCTCTGCCGGGCGGGCCAAGCTGGGGTCGAACAGCAGGTAACTCGTTGCCCGCTTGCCCGTGTCGCCATGCCACTCGTTGATCTTGGCGCTGTCGTAGCCAGCCTTGCGCAGCGCCTTGGCAAGCTCCTCGCCGGCGAAGTCTCCGAAGTACTGGAGAAGCTCCGCGCCATCGGGTTCGGCAAAGCGCAGCCGCTTGTCCAGCTCGGCGCTCACCTCGACGCCGTTCTCTTCAAGGAAGCTGCGTAAGGTTTCCGGCTGGACAAATTCGTCGGCTTCGAAGCGGCTCGAAAGGTCCAGCGTGCGCTTCGGCGAAATCAACAGCCGCTGCGTGTAGTCGCCGAACGCCTTGCTGTAGTCCCGGTCTTCGGTCACGTACAGCACGCCCTTGTCGTTGAGCGCAATTGGGGCATTCGGGGTGCGCGAGGACCGGAAGACTTCGATCTCAGGCGCAGCGGCGCGCACCGGCTGCTGAGCGCGGAGGCCGCTCGCAGGCCGCCGAATTTCCGGAGGCCGGGTCAGGAACACGGGCGCGCCGCGCTGGGGCTGTTGCTGCCCGCCTGCCGGAGGAGCCGGAACCGGCGCCGGACCCGCCGCGGGCGGCGGCTGAATTTGCGGCAACGCAAGCCCTCCAGGCTGCCGGATCGCTGGAGGGGCAGTGATGAACCTCGGGGTGCGGCCGGCAGGGCTGGCAGGCTCCGCAGCGGGTCTGGGAGGGGTTTTGACGAAGCCCGCCATCGGCGGCGGCTGCGGCTCCGGGCGCTCGGCTTGCTGAGGCGCAGGCGGGGCAGACGGGGGAGTCGGCGCGGCTTGCTGGGGAGCAGGGGGGGCAGCCGGGGCGGCTGGGGAGGCAATCCCCTGCGGAATGATCCGCTGAGCGCTGCCAGGGCCGGCTACCGCATCGACAGCGCGTGCGATCAGCTCGAGCTTGCCGGGTACCGTGACCTGGCCGAACAGGTTGGCCTGGTCGGGATGGCCGAAGGCGCGCACCTGATCGGCATAGGCGCGCAGGATCTCGGCAAGCTGGCGCGGACTGTTGCCATACTGGTCAAAGACACGCAGCCATGCCTCGCCTTCGGGCGCTAGATCGCGCCCGAACATAGGCTGCTGGAGCAGATAATCCTCAACCGTTTGGGAACGGGAGCGCAAGTAGGCGAGCTTGCGCGCCGCCGCAGCAATGTCGCGCGCCGCCGAGAGCGGCTGGAGCGCTCCAGCCTGAATGTCGGCTTCGAGCCGCGCCATCTGCGGCGCTGCCCGCAGCAGGCCGTCTGTGATGCGCCGCGCGGTGTCGTCACGCGCCTCGGCCATGCGCTCGACGCCGGAGACGTCGCCGCCATAGGCAGCGGCAAAGATCGCGTTGCGCAGCCTGCGCTCGCCGTCCTGATTGAGCTGGCCGTCGCGGTCCATGTAGGCGCCGCGCTCGGCGGGCGGCACCGCGAGGTCAAAGAACTGCCGGATGAACTCGGCGTTGGCCTGCGTGCCGATGTCGCCGCTCTCCGACGGCTGGAAAGTAGCGAGCAGGTCCGGCGTGAGCTTCTTGGCGTCGCTGGCGGCCAGCTCCGCCGGGCTGCGGCGCGCCACGGTCTCTGCATTGGACTCGTCAGCGAACCGGCCAAGAGCCACCTTGCCGACGAGCACGCGGCGCAGAGACGGCATCTTCATGGCATCGACCGCCGCCGGGTCGAGGCCGACCTGAGGCGCAAGCCGCTTCAAGTAGTCGCGGTAGGCGGCGGCGCGCTGCGGATAGAGTTCGTACATCAGGCGCTGGGCCAGCGTCCGGCCATTGCCGGAGATGGTCACCATGCGCCCGTCCGGGAGCACGACGTCGATGGGAGCGCCTTGGCTGGCGAGGCGGCTCGGCCCGGCCTGCTCCGGATCGAAGTTGCGCGCCAGATCCTCGATCTGGGCGCGCGAAGCCGTCCGAGCGCGTTGGCGGCCCTGGTACTGCTGCGGGTAGAGGGGGTTTTCGTTGCCGGTGAGGTCGTGGGAGACGACGACCGGATCTTCGGCTAAGTCAGCGAGCACCCACTGCGCTTGCGCGGGAGTGCCTTGCGGAGTGACGACCTCTTCGACTTTGCCGCGGCGGCCTTCCGGGAGCGCCGAGGCCTCCGGAGCCTCATACTCGGTCTCTCCTTGCGCCTGGCTGCCCACCGCCACGGTCGTCAACGGCGGCGGCGCGTGGCCGATGAATTTGCCTTCCGAGTCGAGTTTTTGATCGCGGATCAGCTCGGCCATGATCCGCGCTGCCGTGTCCCGGTCTACGCCCAGTGCGTTCTGGATGCCGATGCGCCGGATGCGCCCCTCGCGCTGGGCAATGGCGAGCGCTTCGCTTTTGAGCTGCTCAATGTCCTGCGGCGCTCCGGGCGCACCGGGGGCTTGCGCGGTGGGAGCCGTTGCGCCGGGCTGGCCGCCTGGAGGCGTTTCGGGCCCCATCGAGGGCAGTTGGCCCGCGATGCTGTAGTACTTCCGTCCGTTGCGATCCTCGACGGCGACGGCGCCCTGGTCGTAAAGCTCGTCGAGGATCTCCCGAGTCAGGCGCGGAGAGATCGCCAGCTCGTCGAGGATCTCTTGCCGGGTAACGGGCCGGCTCTTGCTCCGGAGGTAGTCGAGGATCTGCTGGGTCTGTTTGGAGAGATCGACTGCGGGACCAGGCGGCGCTGTGGGAGGGGTTCCTGGGCGAGCCGCTGGCGCGCCTGCGCCTTCCGGCAGTTCCGCTTGGCTGCGCTCGCGCGCCGCCTCGTGCGCCCGCCGGAGGATCGGCTCGCCAATTAGCACAGATGCGCCCGCGCCGATGGTGGATTCGAGCAAGCCTTCGTCGAGCGGGCGGCCCGAAGCGTAGTTGGAGGCGATCTGCTGGGAGTTCTCCTGCGCCACCTCCATGGCCGCATCCCAGAGGATGCGCTTGACGGTGCTCGCCGCGCGCGGGTCGTACAGGCCCAGGGCGTTGAACAGGACCGTCGGCCCGGCGGAATACAGCGCCGACTTGCGCGCGATCTCGGCCGCCTCTTCGGGCGTTTTGCCCTGCTTGGCCGCCTCGGCGGCGTCCATGCCCGCCTGGGAGATGGTTTCCAGAGCGCTGCCGGTAGCGAGCATTCCGGCAGCGTTGGCGATCTGAGCGGCGCGGCCAGTGATGCCAGCGAGGCGCACCAGCCGGTCGACCACTGCGCCCGTACCGGCGGCCGAGCCGGCAAAGCCTGCCATCGAACCCATCGCGCTTCCGGTGACGCGCGCCCACCACTCCGGCGCCCAAGTCTCCGGCTCGCCTTGGGGTTGATAGAAGAAGTTCTCCAGCGTCTCGCCAGTCGCCGCGATCGCGTTGCCGATCGAGCGCATCACCGGCGAGTCCTGGCTCTGGCTGGCGATGAACTGCCCAAGGCCGGTGCCCAGCCCGATAGCGCCTTTGACGAACGAACCCAGAAACTCTGATCCGACCTTGCCCAGGCGGCCGGGCAGCGGAGCGTTCTCGGCGCTGTAGAGCGCCTGCTCGGGCTTGGTGCCCAGCAGGTCGAGCGGAACCGGCTCGATCGGCGCGCGGGCTTGCGGCACGCCCGGAAGCTGGCCGCCGAGGCGCTCGGTGCCGGGGATCGGGCCTTGGGCGTAGCGCTGGAGATTCTCCTCATAGAGCCTGCGGCCCAGCTCGAATTGCTTGGCAGCCTGGTCGAGCGCCTGGACCTCGGCCTCCAGCGCCGAACGGCCCGCCTCGAACTCGTTCATGCGCTGCTGGTAGCCCTCGACCAGCGGCTGGACGATTTTCGGCCCCGAGCGGCCGAGCAAAGCCGACAGCCGCCCGACTTCGACCGGCGCTAACTCCAGCTCCGAGCGGCGCTGGTGAAGATCCTTCGACAGCGCTTCGATGCGCGCCCGGCGGGCATCGATATCCGCCGCCAGACGCTCAAGCTGCTCGCGGCTGGGAATCGGAGTGTACTGATCCAGGAAGGCGTCCAGATCGTCGAGCGATGCGGCGCCGTTGCCGGTTCCATTGCCGTTGCCGTTGCTGGCTCCGTTGCCGCTCGGCCCGCCGGAGCCGTTACGGTGCTTTTCGACCAGCGTCAAGGCGCGCTCGACGTCGCGCTCGGTCGCCCCGCCCGCTTCGACGCCCTTATAGGCCCGGAAGGCTTGCGCGACATCGCCGCCGTGGCGGTTGATGAGCTGGCTCAGATAGCGGACACCACCCTCGATGTTCTGGTCGAGATCCTCGCGGTCGATGCCGAGCTGGCGCGCCGTGCGCTCGGTGAACTGGAAGACGCCGCGCGCCCCGGTGGGAGAGGTAGCCGACTGGCGAAAGTCGGATTCGCTCTCGGCCAGCCCGAGAGCAATGGCCGGGTCGACGCCGTATTTGTTGGCGGCGCTACGGATTTTTCCGATGATCGCTTGGGAGTCGAACTGGTCGAGGAAGGCGTCGAGTTCGTCACGCATGGGAATTGCCCCGGTGGTGAGGTGGATCGGTTGCGCTATTGGACCAGGCCCTGGCGGCGCGCCTTGGCCAGTGCTTGCTCAATCTGCTCCGGAGTGAGTCCGCGCTCGCGTGCGCGCTGGCGGAACTGCTCTTCGGTATAGGCGGGCGTGCCGGCGGTGCGCCCGGTAGAGGCATCCACTTGGCGCGGCTTGCCCGACGGAGTCGCTACTGCGCCGGGCGCGGAGGATCCCGCTTCGCCACCCAGCAACTGGCGGCGCTCGTCCGCAATCTGCTTCTTGCGGTCGAGGATGCCCTGCCAGCGCTCGCTCGCCGCGTCAAATTCGGCTTGGTAGCGGGCGCGCTCCTCCGGAGTGATATCGACGGATTTGCTTTTCTTGCCCGGGCGAGTCTTGATGTGCTTGCCGGTGCGCAGGATATCGCCGAGCTTGAGGCGCTTCTCATCGAGCGGAGCCTGCTCGCGCTCCAGGCGCTGCTCTTCGGCCTTGAGCGCGCGGAGGCGCTCGGTGCGGCTCTGTTGCTCTCGGCGCGCTTGCTCCTCCTGCCGGTCGCTCCGGCGGGCAGCGTCACGTTCGGCCCGCTGCTGCTCGACCGCCCTGTTGTGCCGCTCGGTCTCCTGGCGCGTGGCGGCGCGGTCTTGGGCGGCTTTGCGCTCTTCGGCCGTCATGCCGAGCCGCTCGGCTTGCTCGACCGCGCCTGTGTAAGGGACGGTCGGGAACAGGTTCCGGAGCCGCTCCGGCAGCACGCTGCGCAGTGCGTTCCACTGGCTGGGAGTCTGGGCCGCGCCCGGCGCGAGCTGACCCGCCAGCCGGAACTGCTTGGAGGCGCTCTCGGCTTCGTAGCCCGGCAAGCGCGCCGCATGCTCGGCTTTGGCGCGCTCTTCCTGGGCGCGCTTGAGCGCCGCGTCGATCTGCTGCTGCGCGGTCAGCGCCTGCTCCTGGAACTGCCGCACCATCGCCTGGGTGCTGGCGTCCCACTGGCGCGGCAGCTTGGCCGCCTGATCGGTAGTGATCAGGCCCTCTTCGAGCGCCTGCGAGATGGCCCGCTCCCAAGAGGGCTGATCGACCGCCGATCCAGCCAGTGAGCCGAGCCGCCCCGCCCGGGCGGCGTCAGCTTTGAGCCGCGACTCTTCGGCCTCCGAGAGCGCCTTCTGTTGCGCCAGCCAGTTCTTCTGCACATTGATGGCGGTTTCCGGGTTGAGCCGGTAGAGGTCGGCGAGCGCCCCTTGGCGGTTGAGCGTGCCTTCGGGGGTGATGTGCCGCCGGAAGATATCCCGGATAGCCTCCTCTTCGGCCTGCTTGCGGCGCAGCTCTTCGAGCTTGAGGCGCTCCAGCTCGTCGTTGCGCACGAGTTCGCGCAAGGCGAACGCGCGGGCTTGCGCCGCCCACGGGTCGGGCATGCGCAGGTAAGGCGGCGGCTCGACAGCCAGAGGGATCGATGGATTGATGGGCATGGCGGCACCTCAGAGTCCGTTGGCCGTGGCGAGCCGGAACAGGTCCGGATACAGCTCGCGCAGGCTGCCGGTGGGCCAGAGCAGCGGATTCGCCGCCGGCGAGCGCCGCACCGGGAGCGCGGAGAGATCGGCAACCAGGCCGCTGGCGCTCGGCGGGCGGATCAAGTCGCGGAGCTGGTAGTAGCCTCCGATATCCATGGCCGTCTGCCCGAGGCCTCCGAGCATGCGGTTCCAGGCGTTGGCTGCGCCGACATGGCCCGCAGCCTCCGCGTTGCCGCGGCCCATGTAGGCATCGGCGGCCGATTCGGCCGCTCCCATGCGCAGCCGCGCCGCGTCGCTGGCGCTGCCCATGCGGGCGCTTCCGGCGTACATCGAGCCGCGCATCCCGGCGTCTCCGGCGTACATCGAGCCGCGCATCAGGTTATCGGCGACGTTGCCGCCGTACCAGGTGCCCAGCCCTAGAGCCTGCTGCGTGGCGCGCTGTCCCATCCCGGCCAGGTCGCTCAGCATCCGGTAGCGCTGCGCCCGCTGCTCCATGAAGCGATTGAAGGCGTTCTGATACTCCTGCGACGCCATGCCCTGGGCATAGCCGGTCAGCGCCTTGAGCGTCTGGCCGCTGTTCAACATGCCGCGGAGCGCCCCGGAGCGCTCCAGCGCCTTCTGGCCTTGCTCCAGCCGGAACTTGTAGCCCGGGTCTTCCTGGTAGTCCTCCATCGAGAAGTTCCGGTTGAACTCCCCTTCGGGCGCGAGAAGCTGGCCGAGGTAGTCGGTCGAGCGGGCGCCGACTTGGGCGTAGGGTTCGATCCGCGCAAGGACGTCGCGGTAGACATCGCCGAGAGTGCGGTTGGCTTCGCCTGTAGCGCCCAGCACGCCCTGCGCGGCGCGTTCGGCCGCTGCGGTCGCGTCCGTGGCGGCGCGCTCGCCGGCATTGAGCACCCAAGGCGTGACTTCCCCGGCTGTGTCGAGTACGGTCTTGGCGGCGCGCTCGGCGGCCTCGCTTTGCGCCTTGGCGGCGTTCTTGGCGGCGCTGCGCGACAGCAGACCTCCGGCAACCGAAGTGCCCGCGCTGATGAGCGCAGGAATGGCTACTGCTGCTGGCATGATTTACTCCTTCTCGGGCGGGCTGAGGCCCAGCAGGATCTGGTCCTCCAAGCGCCCGCCGCGCAAGAAACTCTTCTCGTTGACCCCCCAGATCCGCATCCCGGCGGCCTCGGCGAAGCGGAGCGCGAGCCGGTTGGAGGCCGGAACGGCGGTGATCAGCCTCCGGCAGGGTGTCTCGCGCCACAGCCAGGCCAGGAAGGCCCGCGCTGCCCGCCGCGCGCGCTCGCCCCAGGCGTGCGGCAGAAGCGCCGTGTGCACCTCCCAGCAGACGCTGTTGTGCGGCACGAGCAGCCACAAGCCAAGCAGCTCGTCGCCATCCCAGGCCAGCACGTGCCAGATCGCAGGATGGTCCGGCGGCTCGAACTGCTCCGGCGGCGGCGAGCCGTCGTCGCTGATGTGCGGCCAGATGCGCGGATGCGTCAGGATGCGGCGGACAAGCTCGAGATTTTCGGTTCGCTCGAAGCGGAGGTCAGAACACATAGTTCTGCTCCCCAGGGGGCGGCTGCCCGTCTCCGGAAATGCAAGGCGTGCCAATTGCTCCGATACGATTCAGCCACCAGCACTGAGCGGCGCCGTCGCATTGCCAAGAGACAGGGCCCGTCACAACGCTGTCCCACCAGCACTGGGCTGCCCCTTGACAGTCCCAATCGTCCGCCACGATTGCGCCCAGGGTGTTCCAGGAGCACTGGCTAGCGCCATCGCAGTTCCACTCTGCGATCTGGTAGCCCAGCCAGAGGCACTCTGCGGTACCGTCGCACTGCCAAGCACCGTTCTGCAGCGGCAGATCCCATTGGAGACTTCCTCGGCCGTCGCTCCGGAAGCGGCCACGGAGCCGCTCCGGGTCGTAGGCGATCTGAGCCGACAGCTCAGTGGTCCGCGCTCTGGTGTCCGGGGCTGCGTAAACCGCTGCGGCCGAAAGCTGCGTTGCTCTCGCGTTGACCGCAGCCGACGCGTTCGGGTCGTAGATGACCGCAGCGGAAATCTCGGTGGTTCGCGCATTACGTTGCGGCTGAAAATACGCAACCGACGCCGAGAGTGCGGTAACCCTGGCCCTTCGGGTTGGAGCCCCGTATGCGACCGCAGCCGACTCTTGGGTGCTCCGGTTCGCCATTAAGTTACGGTTTCGACGCCTACTTCGAGTGCATCAATCTCGGTCCTGGTCCATGCCGAACCCGTGTTGGGGTTGGTGAGCCAGATGCTCGCATAGTGGGCATAGCTAGATGCGAGGCTGCTGGTAGTTCCCGTGTAGTTGGCCCCCCCGGTGCGAACGAGGCTGCGGACCGAGCGCGCGCCGGTGTCATCCTTGCGGCTCCGGTGCTGCACGATCACAGCCTCGATCCCACTTTCGTTGCCGGCCATATCGCTCAGCGCCGAGAGGTTGATTTGACCCGGCGTGTCGCTCGAAATGTAGGTAGTGTCCTCGTCCGGGGTCTGTTCGTCGACGCAGTCCCACCGGTTGGCAGCGCCGTTGGCCGTCCATTGGAGGACGCTTCCATCCGCGTTTGGAAACAGCGTGCGGATGGCGCGTTCCGTCAAGTGGCCGTTAAAGTTGGCGCCTGAGGTGTCCATGATGAAGACGTCGTCAAATGCCCGCAGTGGATTCCCGTTCCCCAAAAAAATGTTGTTGACGTAGGCGTTGGCGGTGTTTTTTGTATTGACGTTCGTCAGGTTTAAGATCGTGTTTCCGGCGCCATCGCGCACTTCCACCACCCCGGTGGTGGCGTGGACGACCAGACGGATTGAAAGCCACACCCAGACGTTCAAAGGGAACACGTCGTTGGCATAGCCGATCTGGGTGCCATTGCGCGTTACTTGGAGATCCTTGCCGTTTGTGCCCGCCATTCGGAGATCGACTTGGGTGCTGGTCGAGTCGCGAAACGCCAGGACGATGCCCGTAGCGTCCGATAGACGCTCCACGGCGAGCGCCAGGTAGACTTCCGAGAGGTTCGCCGGCAAGTTCCAGGTGAGCTGGAAGAGGTTCACCGCGCTCTGCAACGCGTAACCGTGGTAGCGGCCGTTTACGCGCCCACCGGCGTTATTGAACGAACTGATCGACGCCCCCGACCAGGCATACAGCTTGTTCAGCAAGGAATGGAAACTGGTCGACGCGGGCAACTCGTCAAAGCTTTCGGCCACGAGCAATGCCATGCTAGACCTCCGTGAACGTACCCCCGCCTGCGGGAATTTGGAACGTCTCCCCTGAGAGCACGGTCCGCGGCGTCGTGAAAGGCCCCCAGTAGAGCAGGTTGCCACCGCTTGCGGCGTCCCAGATGCCCGCGCCGACGAACGTTGGCATGTCCTGAGTGAATGCAGGCCACGATATCGCCGTGCCGTTGTGCTTTACGTTTCCGCTTGCGGCCGGAAAATTCGTGGCATTGTTGGTGACGGCAATTCGGGCGTAGCCGCCGCCGGAGGCCTCGACGCCGCCGACGCCCCCCTCCGTGGGCAACGTGGTGAAGAGACCCACGTAGACCGTTGCGGGGCGGCTGAAGTCCGGTCCGCCCAGAACGTGATTGAGCAGATTTTCAGCGAGATAGTAGGATTTTCCTCCTGGCATTGCGTGTTACCCTTCCAGGCCTTCCTCTTCGGCGGCCATCCACAGCGAGGCCTTGGTGCCGCCGTAGATGGTTTCGTTTCCGATGCACTGAAAAACGCGGTTGCCCCACTTTGCTGTACTGTCGAGCGGATAGGTCTCGCCGATGATGACCGCATCCCAAAGTCGGCCAACGATTCGCGCCTGTTGCCGCGTGCCGTCACCCAGCTCCTGCGGGGCGCCTACGAAGGCCTGCTGTAGGATCGGTCCGCCGCTGGCGCCCCGGAGAGGATAGGGGTACTTGATCATGTACAGGCCAGGGAATGTCCCGTGGAACGTGGCATCCGGTTTCGTCAAGGCGCCGCTGAGTGGTCCGTTTAGTGCTGCCGCCGCAGTGCCGCTCTCCCACTGGAGGGTTCTGCGGAAGGTGTCTGCGCCGGCGACGATGGCGGCGAACTGCACGCCTTTGTTCGGATCAAATTTCGGCATCGAGACCAGGAGCTGGTTGTAGCGGCCATCTCCCAAAGGGTTGATGAATTCGAGAAAGATCACGAATTGGTACGGGTTGGCAAAAATCTTGTAGTTGCCAGCCAGCGTGGGGTTGTCTTTGCGCGACCAGAGGGTGCGGATCGCCTCGCCGCCCGGCGAGGCGTGAATGACGAACGTGGCCATGCTGGTGATGTCGGAGATGCCAATCCAGACCCGCAGCCAGTGGTTGTTCAGCGTGGCCGAGCGCAGCCAGTTGCCTCCACCGACTGGGCCTCTTCGCGGCGCGAGCGTACGCGCCCCTTTGGCCCAGATGAACGTCCAAACGCCGCCGTCGAAGTCATGGGAGTTGGTGCCGTAGCTGGCGTCGTTGTAGTCAACCCCCTCGGTGATGAATTCGAAGTCGTAAACGCGCCAATTTCGAAAAAAACGGTCTGTTAAAACCCTGGTGCCGACATGGACCCATCCCAGGTAGAAGAGCAGCAAGGCGAGGTCACCCAGCGACCCCGGAGCCTCGCCCATCTTGACCCAGATGACATGGTTGGGGTTCGCCGGGTCAGGCCTCTCCCGGTACTCGTCGTAGTAGCAGACCGGGAAACCGTCGATCCTTAAGGGGTTGAAGCCCCAGGTAATGACCCGTTTGTCCTCCTCGGGAATAGGGGGGTTCGGCTCCGTCGTCCAGGGCGGGCCTACCGGAAAAACCAGAGACCAACCGGCACGAGTGCCGCCATCGTCGCTCCAGCCAGCGTCCCGGAGCGCCGCGATCACGGTCGCACAGATCGAGTACTGGCTGTCGGCACTGACTCCGCGCACGGCGCGGCGTGGTGCCAAAGCGATTTCGAACGGTTCAGTAGGCATAGTTGGACTCTACGGGCGCGTCAGGTTCGAGATCGAACTTTTTGAGCAGGTACAGCGAACCGTAGTAGGAGCCAGCTGCGCCTTTGGACATGTTCCCCTTGAAGTGCGTCCAGTTCCGCCAAGTGAGCCAGCCGAGGGGAGGCTCGAACGTTTGGATTTCCGAGTCAAGCGGCTGATCGAGAGTGCACCACATCGCGTCCCAAATCTGGCCCCGCAGTCTCCCTGGGGCTTCGCGAGTTTCTCCCCAAATCAGGAATGGTTCGATGTAAAGGGGCGTTCCCAAGGCCCATTGGGTCTGCTGATAGGACGGGTAGATGCCGTAGTCAGGATAAGGCTGAGCCAGCACGCCGAGCCGGAGCACGGACTGTTCCGGGCTGGCGTAGCCGCTGACTAGCGAGCCGTTCCAGCATCCATCCCAAGCCCAGCGGTTGCGCCAGCCAACCCGAAATCCGTAGCCGTTAGCGGCCGCGCCGTTGTTGTCTGAACCGCTGGACCACCAAGCCTCAAAGACCTCTTGCTCGGGCATCGGCTCTTGTAGGCACATGTCCGGCAGTTGCGGCAAATAGGGGATGCCTCCGCAGACGAAATTTCCCCAGGCGCCACCTTCGCCTTCGGGCGAATCGCTCGAATGGCCTGTGGTGGCCAGGAACAGCTGGCACTTGTTCGCCGTCACTTCGTAGAAGCGGCCGGGCTTGTAGAGGATCGGGTGAGGGAATCCCACCCTGGTCCCGTTGAAACTCAAGAACTGCACCACGAGGCCGCTGTGCCCGCCCCAGCGGTACGTGTCAGTGATGCGGCAGCGGGCCCGCAGCCCCGCTCCTTGGGGCGAGTAGATGATGTACTCGTAGCCGCCTTCGACCGGGTTGGAGAACCAGCCAGCCAGACCGAGCGCATAGTGGATGCCGGTCAGAAGCGTCTGGGCGCTGGCGCCATTGATGCCCGGCCAGTGCACTACCCGGCCAGAGTAGGCTACCCCCATTGCAGGACGACTTCGATCTCTTTGCCCGCCTGCGTGGTTCCGGTTTGCAAGCAGTTGATGCGCAGCATGTCGCCGGGGCTGATGCCCGCGCCATCGACGAACACATCGGTAAACAGTTGTACGGCCGCGTTGTCCGGGGCGAGTTCGATATAGCCGTCCCGGAAAATGGTGGCCCAAGTCTGGCCGCCGTCGGTGCTCTTCTGAATGTCCAGGCGCGCGGGTTGCCCGCTTGGAGGAAACTTGGCGTTCACGGCTACGTTCTTGAACGTGCCTGCGGTCCGGCAGATGAAGTGATTCGTCAGGTCGAGCGCCACTTCGAGTTCTTTCACCAGTCCGAAGGTGGCTTTCAGTTCTCCGAAACTCGCTGGATCTTGCCACCCCTGCTGAACGCTGGCAAGGCGCTCGAAAAAGATCACCCAGGGACGTGTGAGCCGCAGTTCTTCCTGGTCGAGAAACATCGGCGACCGCAGGGGAACATGCGGGATGCGTGTCTTCTGGTCCGAAGGCATTAGTTCTGGCCGACCGTTAAGCGCAAGTGCGCGTCGAGGAGAGCAACCCTGGCCGTGCTGGACGTGATCGAAACCTGGTAGACGCGGTGACGGGCTTCGCCGAGCCTCCGCCAGATAACCCGCTGATCGTTTGCCGGCGGGCCTGTACTGACAGTCTTCCCCGGCGTAAACGTCTTCGCTCCGTCGTCTGACCACTGGAGCGTGACATCGCTGGCGGCCGAGACTTCAAGCAGCAGCTCGAAGCGGTGATGGTAGATCCGGAGTTCTTCCTCGACCAGGTACGGGGCGCGGCGCAAGCGCCGAATCGGCGTCCCGGCGTCGCTCGGAATTGTGAGCGACATCTCATAAATCGTTCCCGAGCCGAAGTCGCCGACAAGGTGCTTGCCGTGCACAAACGCATGGCCGCGGGTGCGATCCCGCCGGAACTGTGAGCCGTCCCAGCGAGCGCGCTCATGCCACAAGCCCGTAGTGGCGTCAAAGACCCACGTGGCATCGTCGTTCGGGAAGGTAATCACCCAGAAAAAGTGGCCGTCCTCGACGTAGGTGTAGGCTTCGGCGTCCATCGGGCTTGTGTAGCTTGCCCAGGCAGCCTCGACTGCGGGCGTAGAGATTCGCTTCGGCTGATACCCCTGTGCCCAGACGGCGAATAGCGTTCCGCGGGTGTCCCCGCTGAGCCAAGCGACCCCATATGGCATGCGAACGGTTGCCCAGGGCGCCCGGTTGCCGTAGTGGATGAAGGCGCCGGGATCGCGTTCCCAAGGGAAAGTTTCTGGAGCGCTCGAGTAATTGTTGCGCCACACCTCGGCCGTGTCGCTCCCGAACAGCCACAAGTCCTGGTGGTCGGAGAGCATGTAGACGAGCGCGTCAGCCTGCCCTTCCTTGCTGGCGAAGTCCAAAGGGTCCCAGACTGAGGCGTCGAACGGCGCCGAGTGCCGGAAGCGGATCGGGCTCTCGGACGGGTCAACCACCAGAAAATGCCCATCGAGGAACGCTCCCGCAGTCGCATTGAGCTGGGTGGAAGTGTCCTTGTAATAGACCGGCTGGACGCCGGCGCCGCCCCAGCGCCAGCCTTTCCCTGCCGAGACGATAAACAGCTCGGCCTGTGTGCCGAACATCTGCACAGGCTTGCCGTCGTCGCCCACATCGCCAAGCAGGGTAGCCGTACCATCTGCCGCGATCGAATAGAGCTTCGAGCCAGCGACGCACATGCACAGATTCGGCCCGCCAGCCCACAACCCCCGCACAGCTCCCGCCAGCCCCGTGGTGAACGTAGCCAGCCCGGGCGTGCCGACCAGCATGGCTTTCGAGCGTCCGGTGCCGGTCTCCGAAGTCTCCGGATAGAGGTTGATGCAGCGGTCGGCGGCGAAGTTGGGGAACCGCGACTGGTAAGTGCCTCCTACGAAGTTCGGGTAATCAGGCATCGCTACTTACTCGCCGATGCGCCAGTTGAAGCCCCAACGCGCCCCGCCCATCACTGGCTCGGTCGCCATCACCGGCCGCGGCAGGTTCAAGCGCTTCAGGGTCGCCAGCGCCTCACGGGCCTGGGAGGCCACGAACGGCGGAACGGGGGCGTGCAGCTCCTGGGCCAGGCGCACGGCGAGGTTGTATTTGATCGCTTCCTCGTAACCTTCGGGAAAGTCTGCGGTGTCGTTGAGCGAGGCAAAGCGGCCGAGTTTTGTCCAGGTGAACAGCTCGACTTGGTTGGACTCGGTCGGCGCTGGCCAGAAGTAGAGCTTGGCGAGCGGGTAGGCGCGGTCGTAGTACAGCCTGGTCGGGAAGGTGCTTTCCAGGTCCGGCAGGCGCAGCGCGGCCCAGTCGTCCACGGTGATGATCTCCAGCGGGCGGTGCAGCGCCTGCGGCAGGATCACATTGGCGCGCTCGATGCGGACGGGGCGCTCCGTGTTGAAGTTCCCGCCCGGGCCGATGGTGTAGGCCTGCTGGCCGCCGGCAAGCGGGTACGTATCGCGGCGGACGGCATAGACGGCCAGGCGCTGGGCGTTCCAGGCGTCGAGCATTGCGTTCAGCGCTTCGAGGCCTGCGGCATTCTCGTCGCTGTTGCCCGACTGGCCGGGGTGCCAGGCGATCAGCCGCCCAGCGGCGCGGATCAGGTCTCCGGCGGTCATTTCCGCTCAGCCTCCGGCTGTTGCTGCTGAACCGTGGCAATGCCGAGATGCCGGAAGTTCAGCTCCGCGATGGCCGCCTTGGATTCGGCGGCGATGGCGGCGACTTCCGGGCGCGGCGGCAGATTGAACGCCGGGCCGAGCTGGACCGCCAAGTTGTAGGCGAGGGCCTGCTCGAAGGCCGGCGGCAGCGCCACCGTGTCGGTGAGCTGCGCGATCTGTGCGAGCTGCTGCCAAGTGAACAGTTCGAGCGAGCAGGCCGCCGAAGGCACTGGGTGCACGTAGAGCTTGGAGATCGGCGCAGCGTAATCGTTGTAGAGCCGCTGCGGCAGCACGCTTTGGTCGTTTTTGGAGGCCACCTCCGCCCACTGGGCGGCATTGAGCAGCGCCAGGCGCACCCGCACCGGCTGGGAGGCCACGGTCACGATGGCGTTGGCGCGCTCAATGTGGATCGGCCGCGCGGTGTTGAAGTCGGTTGCGCTGGGTCCGATGGTGTACTCCTGCTTGCCGATGGTCAGCGCGTAGGTATCGCTGCGGACGGAGAAGACGAGCAACCCTTGCGCGTTCCAGGCGTCGATCAAGGCGTTGAGCAGTCCGAGCGCAACGGTGCTCTCGGACTGGCCGGCGCCGCGGCCTGCCCCGAGACGCCCGCACAGCGTCAGGCTGCGGTTGATGAGATCTTGAGCAGTCATTGCTTACTTCCCTCCTTCGGCGCCCGGACGGGCGGCGCGTCCGGAGGCCGTTCGCCCCAGATGGTCGGCTGCGGGATGCCAAGCGTGCGGGCATTCCGCTCGGCGATGGCGGCCTTGGCCTGCTGCGCTGTCGCGGCGACGATGTTCTGATCGCGCCCGAAATTCGAAGCCAGCTCAAGCGCCAGGTTCCAGATCAGCGCCCGATCGTAGCCGGGCGGCATCTGTACGTCCGTGGCAAGCGTGGCAAAGCTAGTGAGCGGTTTGAGGAAGTCGACCGCGATTGTCCCCCCGGTAGGCGCGGGCCATAAGTACAGTGATCCGGTCGGGTACGCGGCATTGTAGTACGCCTTGGCGGCGAACGCTCCGGTTCGCGACTTGTCGGCGATCGCAGCCCAGTCTTCGGCATTGACGATCTTTGCGGGCTGCACAATGCCACTGCCGGAAGCCACAGAGACAGCGAGGACGGCGAGCGGGCGCGTGGAGCCGAGCGTGCCGCCAGGCCCCATCGTGTAGACTTGAGTGCCCGGCGTGGCGGCCTGCGACAGCCGGGTAATTTCCGGGATGAGCAGTTGCTCGGCGCTCCAGGAGTCAATGAGCTTGTTGAGCGCGATCAGGCCGTCGTTGGACTCCTCGGCCGTCGGCGTCTCGCCGGAAGCCAGCTCGCCGAGCACGCGCAACGCTGCGTTGATGATCTCTTGTGCGGTCATTCTCGAACTCCTTCCGTTGCGGCTTGCGGCGGCAGCGGCATGCCCAGCATCTGCGCATTGATCTGCGCCAGCGTGGCCTTGGCGGCCATAGCATGCGCCGGCAGGCTCGGTTCGACCGTGCGGCGAAACTCCGGCGCTAGCAGCAGCGCCAAGTTGAGCCGCAAGGCATGCTCATAGCCCGGCGGCAGGTCCACCACAGTCGAAAGGTCCGCGAAAGCGGTGAGCGGCTTGAGGCTGTGGAAGAACAGCGTGCCGCCCTGCGCCTTGGGCCACGGATAGACCTTGAGCAGCGGGTAGCCGCCATCGGCGTAGATCACGTCCACCGTCAGCGCGGTCACTGAATCGCGATCGACGATCTGATCCCACTCTTCGACCGAGATGAGCCGCACCGGAACGCTGATCTGGCCGACTTTGTGGTACGCGCTGCGGATCTTCACTGGCCGGGCAGTGTTGATGTTGCCTCCCGTGCCCCAGGTGTAGTAGGTCGTGCCGGGCGTGACCGCGACGCTGTCTTCAGCGATCGCGTAGAGCATCAGCCCTTCGGCGCTCCAGGCGGCGAGCATCTGGTTGAGTGCGTCGAGCGACGTAGCCAGATCAGTCGCTGAAGCCGAGTAGCCCGGCTTGAGCTGGTCGATCAGGCGCATGGCGCCTTCGATGAGCTGTTGCGCGGTCATTTGCGCTTACCTCCTGAGCGAGATTTGTGCGGCGGCGGAGGCGGCTCGGCGGCCGGATGGGGCGGCGCGGCAGCCGCTGCCGGCGATTCGGCCCAGTCCGGGCCGAGGGCGGCGTGCTCGTCCGGAGTGGCGACGATCACGGCGCCGCGCTCGGCGTGGTAGAGCCACTTGGGGTATTCGGATTTCATCGTCGGTTCCCTGAAGCGGAGGGCGGCAGCCCAGGGAGGCGGCCGCCCTGCGCTCAGCCCGGTGGGGCTTTAGCTGCAAATGCGAACCGAGAAGTGCGGGATCGTTACCGCCCAGCCGTAGAGGATGTCGCAGCGGGTCACAAACAGATCGTTCGTGATGTCGTACTGCGAGACCATGCGGATGGCGACGCCGCTCTCCCGGTCGATCGACCGCGCGGCCATGTGGACGCCCTGCGGCAACTCCATCGGCACCATCGCCAGCGTGAAGGCCTCCTCGTGGAAGGCGAGGCCCTGCGGCGAGAGCGTGTTGGCGTTGCCGAGCACGGTGATGGCGGCGTTGTCGGCGGGGGCGCTCGAGACGGTCTTGTACGGCCCGCTCGTGATGATCTCCGGCGAGATCGGAATGGTCGCGTTGCCCGAGGCGTCCGAGCTGACGTCGGCGGTGACAACGAACTGCATCAGGTCTTGCAGCGTGTCCCCAGACACCGGGTTGACCGCGTAGACGCCCGCGATGGTGATGATGTCGCCCTTGCGCAGGCGCAAGGCGGCCGCAGCGGTCCACCCGTCGGTCACGATGTTCGAGCCGGTCTGACCAGCCCCGTTCACCAGCGGCGTGCCGCCGAGCGGCCCGACCTGGTGCGTGCGCACGTTCTGATCGACGATCCAGTCGAAGCCAGCCGCCGTGCCCATGCGCCCCTTCTCGTACTGCTGCTTGATCTGCACCGAGCTTTGGAAGAGGCCCTTGAGCGCATCGACCACTTCGGTCTGCATGTCGGGGCTGATGACGACCGAGCGCTTGCTGTCGAACGGGCAAGCCGCTTTGTCGAGCTTGGCCCCGGCCTGGTTGTACGTCTTCAGCGCGTTGGGGATCGTGCCCGGCGTGCCCACGGCCCAGTAGGTGGACTGATAGGCCAGCGTCAGCCCGTCGACGTCCACGGCGTTGGCCAGCGCGACAGCGGCGCTGTCCAGGTAACGATCGCCGAAGCGGTCAATCGTCAGCGTGAGGTCTTTCGAGCTGAAGCTGAAGCCGACGTGCTTCTGCTTGTTGATCACCAGCGGGACGCTCTTTTCGGTCACGTCTTGGACGACCAGCGTGGCGCCATCGCTGGCGGTGAACTTCACCGGAACGCGGATGTTGAGCGTGTCGCCGATCTTGCCGCCCTTGACGGCGAAGCGGTCATCCCACTCATGCCGGACCGCGCCGGCGAATCCCAGGTTGTTTTTGAAGCGCCGCAGCAGTTCGTTGGTGATGATCTGCGGCGTAAGTAACGTGTTTGCCATTGCTCCTTAACTCGCTCTGCGTTTGAGTTCCGCCCGCCTTGCCCGCTCCCACGCGGCGTAGTCTTCAGCCAGCGACGGGTCGTAGATGTCACTGGCTGCGCCGGCCTTGCCGCCGGATACCGGGGTCACAGGCTTCGGCGCGCGGGTTATGCCTGCCTTGGGTTTCGGAGAGGGCGCTTTGGGGTTCAGCGAGGCTTCGATGCGGCCGATTTCACGAATCGCGGCGATGGGCGGCAGTTTGGCAATGCGTGCGGCTTCCTCGGGGTGTTTGCCGAGCCAGTAGGCGATCTCGGCCCCCTGCTCGGACTCGAGGATTGCCTGCTGCATCGCCGCCGAGACAGGTGTGTCGGAATCGACGACCTCGTCGAAGTCCGGATGCGCTTGCCGCGCGGCTTCGATGCGCGCCAGCCAGGTCTCGAACACTTGCCGTTCGGCCTCCTGCCGCGCGCGCTCCCGCTCGCGTTGCTCCAGCTTCCAGTCAGTGAGCGCTTCGGTGTAGGCCTCGTAGGTATCGAAGTCTTCCGGCTTGGGCTTGCCCGGAGCTTCCGCCGGCGGCTGCTCGCGCGCTTCGCCAGCAGCGGGCGTGGCCGCGCCGCCAGCGAGCTTGCCTTCGAGCGCCGCAATACGGGCCTCAAGCTCGCGTTTCTCGCGTGTCAGCTTGTCGATTCGCCGCTGGAAGCCGCCTTTGCGCCGCGGCTGATCGCCCGGCTGCTTGTCGGCATCGCTGTCGTCCTCATCCCCCTCCGGGGAATCATCCGAGGCGTCCGCTTCCTCGGCGCTTTCAGCCTCCGGCGCTGCCGGGGCCTCGGACCGCTCATCATCGCTCTGTGCCGCCGACTCCTGGGCCGTGCGCCACGCCGCGTATTCGGCGTAGTCCTCGGTCTCAGGCGGTGCGGCCGCACCAGTGGCTTTCGTTTGATCTGCCAAGTTGCCTCCTTGGATTTCGTTTCCGGGTCTACGATGCCGGCCCGTAGGCAGGATCAACGCCGCCAGCCGTTTCGCGGGCCAGCGGCTGAAGAACTCGTTAGCGGCGCTTGCGCGCCGGACGCTGGACCTCGCCCGGGCGCGGCGGATTCGCCTGAAGCTGCTCGATCATGTCGCGAATGCTGCGGATCGATTCCGGTGCCTGCTCGACCGTTTGCTGGTAGCCCCTCCCAGAGGCCCGCAACAGATCGCCGAGCGTCCGGATAGCGCCCGGCGCTTGTCTGGTGAGCAGGTCCTCCAGAGCGTCGGCGCCGCGATACCAAGCGCTGCGAGCTTCGCGCCACGCGTTGCGGGCGGCTTGGCGCGCGTCCCAGAGCCGCTCGTCCAGCCAGCCGCTCCAGCTCTGCCTGGGCGTCATGCTGCCTCCTCGGCAGGAGCGAAGCGCTGGCTATCCAGGGCATTGAGCCGCCGCCCGATGGCCGCGATTTCTTGCCGCAGCAGTTCGATGCCTTCGCGGCTCGATAGCTGGGCTTCGGTCTTGATCAGATCGGCCTGCACCTCGAGCGCCTTGATTCGCTCGCGGGATTCCAGCTCCAGGCGCTTGGTGGCGAGCAGGTCAGTGATCCGGTTCAGCTCGGCGGCGAGCTGCTCGTTCTGCTTCGCCAGCGCTTCGAGTTGCGCCCGGGCGGCGGGCGGGACCTGTTCTGCCCTTTCCGTCTCGTCGGCGGCGAGGCCTGGCGGCAGCGTGCGCTTCAGCCGTTCGGCGAGTTCGTCCGCGCCGGGCACGTCCGCATTCCGGAACACGATGTCGCCGGCGAGCTGAAGCAGTTGCGGGTAGGCCCGCGCCAGCTCCGTGAGCATCGCAAACGCTTCTTGCCGGCGCGTCGAGTAACTCGGCCCGGACGTTACTGTAACATCGTACTTGCCCGCGCTCAGATCGTAGTGCCGATCGCGGCCCTGCTCGTCGCGGTAGAGCGCGTTGACCTGCACGACACGCTGCGCTTCGTCCTCGCCGATGATGCGCACCCAGCGCGGCGTGTCGTAGATCTTGGGGATCAGCTCGACCAGGATGCGCCCAGCGTGCCGGAGCGCCCGCTGGAAGTTGTCGTCGAAGTGGAAATTCGAGGTGTTGGCCTGCTCTTGCCGCGCCAGGATCGCGCGGCCGCTGGTCTCGTTCGACTGCGCGCCGAGCGACGGGTCGAAGATCCCTGTGGTGGCTTTGATGTCGTCGGCCGCCTGGAGCGCGCCGACGCTCAGCGCCTGGATCGGCGGCTCGTAGTTATTCCGGTGCGGCGGGCCTACCGGCTGGCCGTTGATGCTGACGGGCTTGTACTCCAGATAGGCGTAGTTGACCAGGTTCGCGGTGCGCCACTGCTCTTCGTGCCCCTCGAACTGGCCTTCGGCCCCGATGTACGGCGCCTTCGGGGCGAGCATGACGGCTTCAGCCTGCGCCGTCTTGTAGAAGTTGTAGAGCTGCTGCGGGTCGCGCGCGAAGCGGACAAGCGAGAACACCTTCCGCTTGCCGTCCATGAGCAGTTCCTTGCCGTAGACGGGGATGATCGGAATCCACTTGCCCGGCCAGTCGTACTCTTCGAGCACTTCGACGCCGTTGATCTTCGCGCAGCGCACGCGGCGCGAGACCACTTCGCGCTCCTCGACCACGGTGACGCCCATCTGCTCGACGACGCGCAGGTCGACCTCGTCGTCGAAGACGATCTCCCCGTTCGAGAGCGCCACCAAGCGGCGCTTGCGCGGCTCGATGAACCAGTACTCGGCAATCTGCACCGAATCTTCCGTGATCCAGCCTTCGGCGTGCGCCAGCTCGCCGCCGTAGAAGTCGGTCACGGAGGCCTCGGCGTCCGGCCACCGCTCGCGGAACTCGTCGCGCGAGATGCGCTCGACCACGAAGCAGTAGCGCGCATCGCTGCGGTCAGGGCGCTTGGCCAGCGGGTCGAAATAGACCGAGAACGGGTCGGCAATCGGCTCGATGCGCAGCTCCTGGTCGAAGGAGTCCTCGGAGACGTAGTCGCTCAAGATGCGGAAGGCGCCGAGGCCGCACGTGGTCGCATACTCGAACGCCGTCTGATAGGCGACTTGGGCGTCCGAGTCGTACTCGATGTGGCGGATCAGACCTTGCATGACGCGCGCGGTGTCCGGATCGGTTCCGGAGTCCACCGGCGCGACCTTGATGCCCGGCTTGTTCCGGCGCATCTGATTCACGATCTGGCCGACGAAGGTGGGCAGACGGTTGATGACCAGCGCCGGGCGATTGGCGATCTCGCGCTCGCGCCGCACCCGCTCCGGCCACTGCTCGCCGGCGACGAAGCGCAGGTCTTTCCGGGCCTCTTCCCGAATCTCGCGCTCCGCGTCGGCGGCCTCACGGAAGCGCGCCCGCGCCTGCTTGAGTAACTCCTCGTGTTTCATCCCTTACCCCGGCCAGTTGCCGCGCCACGCCATCGCTGGCAAGCTGTCTCTATGCCACTGATCAGCAGCCCCTGCCGCACGATCATCGCGATCGACAAGCACGCCCTCATCACCTGGTTGGGAGCGCTTCGACGAGCCTGCGAAGACGCGACGCTCCGCGCCGATGCCGCTGAGTTCTTACGCCGCACCGCCGATCTGCCGGAGAATGTCGCCGTCTATGCCGACCGGCAGGGCCTGGGCCTGCTGGTGGATGATCAGGGCGAACTACTGGCGTGGTATCCGCACGAAAGCTAGCCGCGCCGCGCCTTGTGCTTGAAGTACTCGACTTGCCGGAGGCGCTTCTCGGCTTCCGCGCGCGTCAAGTTGGGCTTCGACAGCGGCTTGCCGCTCTCGCTCACCACCTGATAGCCCTGCTTGGTCTTCCGGATCACTGGCGCACCTCGTAGAGAACGTTCACGACGTCGCCGACGTCGGGGATCTGCGCGCTCGCGAAGCGCACAATCGCGCCGTCGAGCACATAGTCATCCGGCTCCGTCATCAGCAAGCCGTTGCGGTAGACGGTGACCTGGTCGGCCGGCCCGGGCAGCACGTACTCGGCGACCTTGCCGGCGGGGCGGAAGGTGAGGCGCCGCCGTTGCGGCGCGCTCGCCGCAACCAGCGGCTTGAGCCGCCCGTTCTGAATCGTCAGGCCCTCCAGGCCGATGATCTCGATCCGGTTGTTCAGCACCGCCAGCAGTTGGCCGTTGCCGAGCGCGCGCAGTTGCGACAGGCTCAGCAGCGTCTCTTTCTGGGCCACCAGCGGCCCAACCGCCACCGCGGCCGCGATGGCTGCGATCAGCACGATTGCTCGTCTCATGTTTCGACCTCAGTAGCCCGCGCGGCGCCAAGCGGCGTCGAGTTCGCGGAAGCTCGCCCGGACCAGCTCCCAGCGCTTGACGTCGCCAGCGTCGAGCTTGCGGCAGTGCTCCCCTTCGCGCCCGGGCAAATCCACCGGATGCTGCGCCGCCCAGTCGTTGAACGCCGCCGTGAAGCGCGGCGTCAGCACGCGGTCGGCGTAGGCATGCGCCTCAGCGGCTTCGCGCGGCAGCGCGCCAGCGGCACGCGACCGCTCGGCTGTGGCGAGCATGACCAGCGCCACGGCCAGCGCCGTCCACCACATCGCACTGCTCACAGCTCACCTCCGCGTAGCGGCCGTACGGCCAGGTATACGGCCCGAAACCGCCGCGCGTAGCCCGCTCCGGAGACGACCAGCGCCTCAGCTTGCCGGCGGAGCCACTCCGCCAGACGCCGCCGGGCCTCCGGAGTCATCTCCGCCACACCGCGCACCGAAAGCGTCGCCACGCGCTCGACGCCGGGCTCACTGCTGCTTCTCACGCTTCTTGCCCCCGCGCCGCTTCTCGCCGTCAGCCGCGGCCAGCAGCCCCAGCGCGGTCAGAACCGCCACCCAGCTCTCCGGCTCAGCGAGCACTTGCGGGTTGTTCGCAGCGGCGAGCGCGACGCCGGCGAGCGCGGCCAGGCCCGCCGCACTCGTCTTCGGATTGCGCGCCAGCGCGCGCGCGATTCGTGCCAGACGAGACATTCAGATTTCGAGCGCCTCCCTGATGCGGAGGATGTAGCTGGCGAGCGCCCGGAGCCGCTCGTCGATCTGCGCCAGCTCGCGCGCGAGCGGTGTGCGCCACTCGGCTTTGACCCTACTGCGCTGGCTGTCCGGCTCATCGCTCGGGTCGAAGGAGAGCAGCGGCATCAGCCGCTCGACCAGCGGTTCCAGGCTGGCGTAAGCCTGATTGGCCGCATCGCCGAGATGCGCCACGACAGTGCGGATCTCGGTGTGCCGGATCGGCATCGCCTCCGGCATGTACTCCTCGGCGAGGCGAGTAGTCCGATGTTCGCTTCGAGTCTCCATGCCCACTGAATCGGCTCACACCAGCCCGGTGATAACTACGCCAGATCTCACGCCATCCAGCCGCCCTCGCCGGTAAGCGGCCCGAACTGCGGCTTGGGCTTCGGCCCGTGCTCGGTGCGCGCGATCGCGGCGAACTCGGCGATCAGATACCGGGTCGCGTCCATCAGGTGGTCGCGTTCCTTGACTACGCGCCCCTTCTCGTCGCGCCGGTAGAGGCGATACTCCCCCAGCCAGTTGGTGAGCGACCGGAAGACTTTGAGCCGCCCGGAGGACAGCCGCTCCCAAACGCGGTAGATGCCCGCCTCGACCGCCGCATCCGCTGTGGTCAGCGTCAAGCCAAGGCCCCGGTACAGCTCGATCATCTGGCGGCCATCGATCTGGCTGCGCCCGCGCGCCGTCGGGTCGATCGCTCCGGAGATCCACTTTCCGCGCGCCCGGATCGCTTCGGCGTGCACCGCAGGCTCGGCTTCGCCGCGGTAGTGCTCCGCGTACAAGTAGATCGTGTCGGTGTCCGGGTTGCGCGCGCCCCACACCGCCGCGGTACGGTTCCAGCCGACGTCCAGCCCATAGGCGCGCGGCCAGTGCGCCGGCAACGGGAAGTCGTCCACCACGACATCGGACTCGGGCACCGGATAGATCGCGCCGGAGCCGAGCGCCGGAATGCCCTTCGAGCGTGCATCCCGCTGGTAGGGCGGGATCGAGCGCCACAGCTCGTCCTTGACCTCCGGCGACAGGTGCGGCACCTCGTCCCAGGTGCAGAACGTCACCGACTTGGCCGGATGCGCCAAGTCGCCGTCCGGCAGGAAGCTCAGCACGACGTCCGAGAGCCCCTGGAGCGGGGTAAACGTCACCATGACCAGGCCGCCGACCGTCATGGTGCGCAGCAGGCACTCGGTGTAGATGTCGAGCGGTGGCTCCTCGTCGAGCCAGATGACGTGCTGCTCGGTGCCCTGGAACGACTCCCGGCGCTGGTCGTAGCTCTTGAGCACCAGCAGCGAGCGCCCGCCGCTCACATGCCGCACCCAGACCGTGTCGATCGCGTCGGCCACGCCCGCCTTCGCCGTCGTGTGGACGATGGTGTCCGCCGGCAGCATCCCCGTGCCGATTTGCCCGGGCAAGCCCAGGAGCTTGACCTGCACGATCTCGCGCACGGTCTTCGCGGTGTCGCCCGCCGCCCACGCGCGGATCGCGTGGTGGAAGCGCCGACCGGGCCACCACGGCGGATAGAGGCCCGTCAGGTGGCACGCCAGCTCGTAGGCGCCGCAGCCTTCGGTCTTGCCGACGCGGTTCGCGGCCATGAAGAGCCGCTCGCGGTGCGTCGCGCCCGCGGCGAAGAACTCCATGTGGCGCGGGTAGAGTTCGCGCCGCAGCGGTCCGGTGTCCGGATAGAAGCGCCGCATGCGATTGCGCCGCAGGTACTCGGCCGCCGCCAGCGCCGCCTCAGCCGCGAGGCGGACTTCGGCCCCCACCGCACTGGACATGTCTCAGCCTGCCGCGGCCATTGCCTCCGCGCGCAGCGCCTCGCCGATGCGCGCCAGCTCCTCGACGCGCTCGATCGGCAGCCGCGCGAAGTCAATCCGCGCCGTCAGCGGCCCGCCGCCTGCGCCGGAGACTTCGTGCTCGATGCGCGCGTTGTCGCGGTACTTCTCCGGCCGCGCCGCCTTCAGCAGAAAGATCAGCAGCGTGTCGGAGTACTCGCGCACCCGGCCGCACACTGCGCCGCGGTAGTAGACCGGCTTGAGCACGCCTTGCGCGGCGCGCCGCCGCGCCTCCAGCTCCAGTGCTTCGACCGCCTCTTCCTGCGCCGCGAGGAACGCCTCGGCGTACGCCGGATCGGCGAGCCACTCGTAGTGCTGCGACCGGTGGCACTGCGCCGCGCGCGCCGCCGCGGTGATATTGCCCGTGCGCGCGTAGGCCGCCAGGAATGCGCGCTGCTTCACCGGAGCGCGCTTGGCCGCCGCGCGCTTCGCCGGCGCGCGCTTCTTCGCGGCTTTGCGCCCGGCTTTCTTCGCCGGGCTTTTGGTCTTCCTCACTGCCACTTCTTCTGCTGCTGCGCCTGGAGCGCCCGGCGCACGGCCAGCCGGATGGTCGCTTGCGGCACGCCGAGCGCGCGCTCGATCGCGCGCCAGCTCATGCCCTGCTGCCGCATCCGGACGGCTTCATCGCGCCGGAAGACGCGCAGCGGCCGCCCACAGTGCTTGCCCCGGCGCTTGGCCTCCGCGATGCCCGCCTTCACCCGCTCGCGGATCAGCTCGCGCTCGAACTCGGCGATAGCCGCCAGGATGTGCATCAGGAGCTTGCCCGCCGGAGCGCGCCGGTCGGTGTCGATGCCCTGCGACGGCGCGATGAACCGGATGCCGAGCTGGTCGAGCAGCATGACGCGCTCGACGAACTCCTGGAGCGACCGGCCGAAGCGGTCGAGCTTCCACACGACCACGGCGCCGAAGCGCTTCAGGCGCGCATCAGCGAGTAGCCGCTCCAGCTCCGGCCGCGGCGCGCCCGCCTTGCCGGAGGCCTTTTCGACGTACTCGACCGCCTGCCAGCCGTTGCGCTCGCAGTAGGCGCGCAGCTCGGTCAGCTGCATTTCGCAGTGCTGGTCCTCGGTCGAGACCCGGGCGTAGATGGCCGCTGTCATCGGTGTCGTGCGCTTCCCCATGCCCCCAGTGTGGGGCGGGTACGCGCTTATGTCGAGATCTAGTACTGCCGAGTTACGGCGGCTACCCGCTCATCGAGCCGGCGCACCTCCGCGGCGAACTCGGCGCGCGACGGATAGCGCTTGTCGAGCCGCTCGATCAGCTCGGCGATGTCGGCGCGGATGCGCAGCTTCAGCCAGGCGTTCCACAGTTGCCCGCCCAGCGACACCACGGAGATCAGCAGCGCCACGTGCGCGATCTGCACCTCGCTCATGCCGCCCTCCGCAGCTCCGAGGCCTCCGCCGCGCCTGCCTGCCGCCGCCGCTCCGCCGCTTCGCCGCGCCGCGGTGGCTGGAAGTACTCGCGTGTGGGGAACAGCCGGTACGGCCGCAGCTCGCGGAACACGCGCCCGAGCCGTTCCTCGATGCGGTAGCACTCGTGGAAGAACAGGCCGCGCTCGATCTTGAGGCGCGCGCAGCACTGGCGATACGTCCAGCCCCGCATGTAGTGCCACTGGAAGACGCGCCACTGCCGCTCCGTCAGCGTCCGGCGCGCGATCAGGTGCACGTCCGCGGCGAATTCCTCCGACTGCCGGCTGTAGGACACCCACGGCGCGCGCTTGTTGCCGCTGTAGTGCCTCACCTGCATCGGCCGCGCCTCGTGCTCGTAGATCCGTGCCAGGCGCTCCAGCACCGCGCGGAAGATCGCACGGAGCACGCACCGGCATGGCCGCCCCTCCTCGCCGCCGAGGCCCTTGCACTCGGCGCAGCGCGGATCGGACATCGCGAGCAGGATGCCCCGCGGCCACGACTCGGTATCGCGATAGTCCTCAGCCGCCCTCTTCCGCCGGCGCTTGCGCGGGTGCTCTAGCACCGACACGACGCGCCGCTTCGGCTCGTCCGCTGCGACCGCCATCGCCGCTGCTGCCACGTCACACCTCGTCGAACCGCTGAATGCCGCGCCGCGCCAGGCCCGCGCGCATCGCCGCCAGGGCGCGCCGCTCCGACCGCAGCACCGCCACGGCGCTCACGCCGAGCACCGCGCCAGCGCCGCGCAGCGTCAGCCCGGCGCCGTAGCGGATCGCCAGGACCGCCTGCCACCGGAGCGGCAGTTCCGCAAGACACTCGCTCAGCAGCTCGGCGCGCTCGACGCCCGCGCGCAAAAGGAAGGGCGAGGCATCCGCCTCGCCCCGGAGGAGAGTCATGGACAGAGGAGACTGACTCGATGGATGGACCCCGGCTAAGCGGCGAGCCGCTCGGCCAAGACTGCGAGAAACCAGCCGCGATGCGACGGCGCGATGCGATCCAGCGTCCAGACGCCGCGCGGATTGTCGCGCGTCTCGCGTCTGTGCGAATCGCCGTAGCCGCGCCGGCGAATCACGTACAGCCGCCGCGGAGGCTCGTCCGGCTCGACCGTCACCCACCGGACAGCGCGGATGCGCCGCCGCGTCCTCAGCGGCTCGACTTCGCCGCGCGCTAGCAGCCGCTCCGCCTCCACGCGCTCCAGCCAGCACACATGCTCGCCGGCGCGATCGAGCAGCCGCACTCTAGCCGGCATCGCGAACTCCGAGAGGAGAGACACGACGAGCGTCCAGCACGGTGACCGGGAGTCGGCTAGGTTACGGTCGGCCTCCTAACGACCCGGCGCCTTCCACGGACGGCGCCGCCCGGGCCGGGAGGCAGCCCGGGCGCAGTAACTCTGTCTCCATTGTCCGGCCAGATGCCGGATCTGTTAACCCTCGCGCTCATGCCGCACTCTCCAGCCGCGCGAAGACCTTGATGCGCCGCGGCCCGGTCTGCTCCGACACGACGTACTGCTCCTGCTCCGCCGGGGCCATGACCTGGTCGAGCGCGGAGAGCGGGAACTGGCAGTACTTGAGGAATCGCCTCTGCCCGAGCGCGCGATAGAGCGCGAGCATCGACCGGATACGGCGCTCGACGGCGCGCGGCGAGACCTCCGCCGCGAAGTGCGCGCCCTCGAGCGCGAAGCTCTGCCCGGCAGGCTCGTGCTCGTACCAGCCCACGACCTTGCGCCGGAGCTGGTCGTACCGCTCCTGCACCTGCCGCAGCTCATGGAGGCGCACGCTCAGTGCGCCGAGCTCGTCCACCGCAGCCGCGATCTCATCGAGGCTCGGCCGCGGCATCTGGATTAGCTTGCCCATGCCCGCATAATCGACGCCGTCCACGGGCGCGATAACGCCGGCGCGGAGATGCCGCAGCGCGCGCTGCTCGATCTGCGCCACCGCCGCCTGCGTGACGCCCAGTTCCGCCGCCGCGCCGCGCTGGCTCAGCCCCGCGCGGTAGCGCAGCCACACCACCACGCGCTGCCGCGCCGTGAGCAGCGCCGTCGCCCGCGCCAC